TCGTTGTTAGGGTCGATTTGGTTAAGGTGTACTTCGCTTAAATTACAGAAGAAATTCGATCCAATGATTTCCATCACATCTGTAGTTTCCTACAGGATTGGACTATCTCTTCATCCCCGTTCGGGATAGTGGGCGCTCGTGGAGGGATTATTGTTGGGACTCACCCTCTAGTCTCTGAACCTTCTAGCCGACCGAAGCCCCGGCTAGCTTGGCTGCCGATTGCCCTCGCCTTTTGCGTTAGGGGTTCCGGCAATTCACCCACTTTGGCACCTGACATTGCTGCCAGGGGCGGCAAAATTAAAGGATACCGCAAGGGTTGAGACCATATCGCTGCAGGCGATGCTCGATTTCGCGATCTGACATCTGCGGATAGTTGGTCCGCAACCAGTTTTTGGCTTCTCCCACGCCCAAAGAATTATAGATTTCTAAGAATTCTCGTTTGATTTCTGGTCGATCGAGAATATCCGCGTTACTGCGGGCGATCGCTTCTGGTGCATACTGAATGGCACCTTCCCCAGAATAAAATTGCTTGCGTACCGCATCGATGCATCCTTCCCGACTGGGCTTGCCATGGTAAACTCTGGTGTGGTTCGCCATACGCAGGGCATCTCGCTGGGGATCGATCCGCCAGTTGCCATCTTCCCCTTGTTGCCACAAGTTCATCTTGTACAGAGGGGAGTTGGCAGGGAATTGACGAATGCCCGCTGTACGACGAATATTTCCTGCCACAACTACAATAGCAGCCTCATCGATCAACAAACAGCACTCTTGCTCGTTCAACTTCCTACCTACGGCACCATTCAAAATATCTGCGCAGCGGGTAAACAGACCGGGGAGCTTGGTGGGATTGGCAACGCCACCAAATCCTTTCAGGGGTTGACCAGCGGGACGAACGTGGCTGATATCTACCTCTACTCTTACCTCACCGGGAAATCCCAAGGAACCGGCGTGGTCAGAATTCGATGATATTTCCAAAATCCAAGTGTATGCATCTACCCAACCTTGCCTTGAATCGCCAACAGTTAATTGGAAACTATTGGCACCGGTGCGATCTACCTGCGTCTGCTCGCACCGGTTTTCCTTGGGAACAGAACCAAACTCACCCATAACATCCACTTGGAGGTAATTGCAGATGGTTGGTAGTTGATTGATGTGCTGGGGTTCTAAGTTAGCACCGGTGCCACACCCCTGCATCGCCAGGTTCATCATTAACCCAAAGGCTCTCCAGTCGCTCACATTAGTGCTAGTGCAGTTGTAAGCACCGGGGTAATTTTCCGGCTGCTCTACCCACTTGGTGCCACCGACCCACAACCAACGACCGGAGGGGAGGGATTGGAAATTTTCTAATTTTTGGCGAACAAGGTTGGCTTCTTTGTCGCTGAGCTTGCCGAGTTTTACCAAACCGTTAATTGTGCGATCGCACACCTGCTGCCAAGTCTCACGGTGGGTATTGCCTTGGCGGCGGCTATAGGTACGGTAAAAAACCGGATTGGCGACTGTCGCCTGGGTGGGAAATTCTTGTTTTTGTTGTTGGGCTAGCATTGTTCAGTTGGCGAAAATAACGACAGAAAGCCCCAGCAAGGGCTGGGGGCGGGAAGGGATTATTATTCTATACCCATTGATTTAAGCTCTCATCGAAGAAAATATCACCCCAATTCTCCGGCATAGGAACCCATGTTTGGGTGCTATCCAGTTCCAAGATTATTTCAATATCTGGATATTCAATAAAGTAATTCTCAATTGCCTCGAACCAACCATTGTTGCCTACTTCATTGTTAAGAGCGCTCACAATTTGCCCTCTATCAACATTTGGCTGAACCTGAATCTCGTTTCTTAGTTGAATAGTTTTCATAATTTCGCCTCTCTGACTAATTGGTTTGCTCTTTGTTTGGGAAGGGTTAGTTTCAATTAGATAGGATTCACTCAAATTGGCACCACTCAGATTAGCCTTGCTAAGATTTGCACCGCTTAAATTAATCCCATTTAAATCCGCTTCAGCAAAGTCCTGTTTGATATCTAATCCTGCTATTTGAGCTAACTCGGCAAAATTCTCCGTTTCTGCCTCAACTACTTGTTGGATGGCATCTTGTAGCTCTTGAGGTGACATTTCTTCACTCATATTGTAGCTCCTGCCGACTGAGATACGGCTTGATTTTCGATTTGAGAAAATTCCGAACAATCGGTGCGGACCCCCTTGTCCCACTATAGATCCTCGATTCTGATATCCTGGGAAATATTATTGATTTCCTTCCAGGTTTCGTAAGTGTGACTTTTATCAATGCCGGCGGCGGCATCGATTTTGTTTAAGGAATTCCAGAGCATTTGCTCTGATGCTTCCAGATCCTCCAGGGAGAGATCTGGGAATGGGGTTTGGTTGGTGTTGTTTTGCATGGGTTTTGCTTTGGGTTTATAACGACTATTCTTAGAATAGCAAACCTACTGTGTACTGTCAATGGGTTTTCAGAATTTGTTCCAGATATCCTAAACCAAGGACTTGGCGGCAGTCGGGTGACCAGAGGATCGAAAAATGTACTAACTCGGTCATTAAATTGGCGGCTGAAACCCCTATGGTTAAGGTATCTCAACGATTATAGGTCTTTACCCCCTCGTAGACTATCAATCTCTAAAACCCTTGCTGTGACTGGGTTTAAGGTGGGTAAGGCATGTCAACTTTTGACCCTTTGGCAATCTTCCGCCGCTTAACCGACGAGGGCGGCACCAATGCGCACGCGCGCATGCGCATTCCTAAATTTATATAGCGCGCCGGCGTGCGCGCATGCGCATAGAGCTAAAATTTAAGGGCATTCTAGCCATTTCCTAATGCACCATAGGCAATCGCACCACAAACCCAACCAAAGCCAATTCACCCTCAAATTTTAGGAGTTACGGACTACCCTTTGTCCTAAACTCCTAGCGTAGATCATGAAGGGGAATAAGTTGTTGGGCGGTTAACTGTCTATTCTCTCAGAGCCCTAAAATACCCCTAGAAAAGTTTTCAAAGGTTATGCAAGCTCTAGGAAAAATTCAATAGGTCCGAACCCATTGTCTATACCCTCTTCCTGCTGATCGGGGGTATATTCCCAAGCATCCTGTAGCGTTACCGTTTGTATTTTATCTTGACGCTGTAGATGGAAGATTGCCTCGTGGAGGCTTTTTAATGCTTCCCGTGGTAACCCTAAGTTCTTCCGGACCTCTGGAATAGGCTGGAAATCACCTTGGGTTTTTAGGGTATTTAGGATTTGCTCCTCTAGATTGTCGGTGGTAGTTTCATCAACCTTATGCGATTCCTCTTTGGTGGGCGCGATCGCTTCAAGGGCTTGCTTCAAGGTCTCCCAGGTGGATTTCCTCCGAAAGTCCATCTTGGGGAGGTTGGGATAGTGATTGGCTAAGTATTGTTTTAATTCTTTTGTGTTGCTAGTTTCGGTAAGGGTGTAAATTTGGTTTTTCAGTTCGCGTAGTTTCATGGTTTGTTGCCTCCGGGTCTTGCCTTTTAACCTCTTCAATTATTATAATAGCAAACCTATAGGGTTTTGTCAAGGGACTTACAGAAACCATCTAAATGGGCAGTATAAGGGCATTATGCTGTGGTCGGGTGACCAGAGGATCGAAAAATGTACTAACTCGGTCATTAGATTGGCGGCTGAAACCCCTATGGCTATGACATCTCAACGATTATAGGTCTTTACCCCCTCGTAAAGTACCAATCGCTGAAACCCTTGCTGTGACTGAATTTAAGGTGGGTAAAGCATGCCAACTTTTGACCCTTTGGCGATCTCCCGCCTAACCGACAAAGAACAACCCCAATAATGCGCGCGTACCATTTGTCCTAACCTCCTAGCGTAGACCATAGGGGAATAGGTCGTTGGGTGGCTAACTGTCTATTTTCTTAGAGCCACAAAAATACCCCTAGAAAAGCTTTCAGTAGGGGTAGCAGTAGGATATATCCTAAATAAAAAACGGGGGCAATTTGCCCCCAAATTTTTGGAAATAGAAAACCTTCCCTGCGTGGGGAGGGAAGGAAGGTGGTGGGTTTAGGCGATGTAGACGGTCCATTCCTCATCTTTGTCGTGGTCGTGGAAAGTTCCAGCGTGGGTATCGAGGAATGCTTCCTGGGTTTCTGGGTCGGTGATGAGCGATTGCCCTAGTTCCTCTAGAACCGGTCCCTCTCCGGTTAGAAGCCCATCCACTACATCTTCTAGTGGATCCTCAGAGTCTGCGTCTAGTTGGTTTAAAAGTTCGGGGTTTTGTTCCATCACCGCTTTGCGGGTTTTCTCTAGCAGAGAGTTCATTGCCAAATCTTCCGCTTGGCTGACGGTTAGTTCTTGGGAGAACTTGATGTTGATGTCGATGTTTATGTTTTCCATTGTGTGTTGCATGGTTTGTTGCCTCCTGGTTTGCTCTTTAACCTCTTCAATTATTATAATAGCAAATCTATAGGGTTTTGTCAAGGGTTTTGTAGAATTTTTCCCAGATCCTAACTGACAAGTTACTTAGCGGCAGTCGGGTGACCAGAGGATCGAAAAATGTACTAACTCGGTCATTAAATTGGCGGCTGAAACCCCTATGGTTAAGGCATCTCAGCGATTATGGGTCTTCACCCCCTCGTAGACTATCAATCGCTAAAACCCTTGCTGTGACTGGGTTTAAGGTGGGTAAGGCATGCCAACTTTTGACCCTTTGGCGATCCTCCGCCTAACCGACAAAGAACATGAGGGTAACAAAGGGCAAAATGTAACACGTTATACAACCAACTCTAAAAATCGACCTCAAATCCAGTCGCACAGGAGATTACAGCATTTATTACGGTATTACTAGATCTGTGCGTATACCCTATAATATTTGCTGTAATCTCCACACACAGGGGATTTGAGGTCGATTATAAAAGGGGTAAGTATAGTGTGTTACATTTTGGATATTATAAGTGCTGTAATCTCCACACAAAGCGGGTTTTGGTTATTATTACAGCTGCGTAATTATGCCCCTGCGCTCGCTATTTTATTACGACCTCGTTACGAGCCTGTAATCTCCGCACACAGGAGATTACAGCGTTTTATTACGGTGTAATATTATTTTTATTACAGTCCATGCCATCACGACCTTATAATTTACCTAGAATTCAGTCGCATAGGAGATTACAGCGTTTCCGCACCTTCTGTAATAAAAATATTCTGGTTGCGATCGCGCACTGTAATATTTTTATGCTGCGTTTTTATTACAGTTTTTATTACAGCCCCCATAATATACCTACAATCTCCACACACAGAAGATTACAGCGTTTTCGTACCCCTGTAATAAAAATATTATGGTGGTTGCTTGGTACCTACCGATGATTACATGTTGCGGTCGGTCTGATTTTCTGCTACTTTAGGGGGAAGGAATTATGGTTTGCCCAAATGCCAGTAAGCATTAGCAAGCGTCGGGGAAAATACAGGTTGGTCGAGCCGAGCGGAAGAATAGCCCGTGGGCAAAGTAGCGATCGCCCCATCGATGGTGGTGGGCATCAAAGCTGGGAAAAAGCCCTGGCACAGCTGCGGGCTGTAAATGCGAGTTTAAGCAGGAAGCAGAAAGGAAAGGGAAGATAGAGTTGAAGAAAGGAAGAAACGGCGACAGCCAAAGCAGTAACGGTCGCAGTCCGTCGCCACAGGGTAAGGCGACAATATTAGCTTTTGCCGAATTCCAGAGCGATGCCCAGACTTCCCACCAGTTCGGGGTTGCACGCTCTTCAATAAATAGCTGGCGGCAAAAATTGGGACAGGATCCGGAACTCTATCGCCTCTGGATTGAAGAAATTAAAAAGCTCAAGAAACAAAGGTCGCAAGCCCTAGTTAAAAAAGCAGAAGAGCTGGCGGATGCTCACCAAAATAGCTACAAGAAAGCAAGGCAAGCCGCAGAAGGCTGCATCGATAGCTTTATTGAGTTACAAAAAGAAGCAAAAGAGAGAGGCGAAAACCCTGTAAAAGCCATTCCAACTCGTGACTGGAAAAAGTTTGACATTGCAGTGCAGAGTTTGCACACCGCAATCCAAGGCGAACGACAATCACAAGGGCTGCACCATCTCCTCAACGCCCAGTGGGCAAGTAGTGCCCTAGAGGCGATGGGCTATGAGATCCTAGACCCCTACGAGCAAGAAGAATTAAAACCAGCGAAACCACCAGAAGAAGGAGAGGATGGGGATATAGACACGGAAGCTACGACCAACGAAGAAGAAGATGCTTGACCGTCGCCTTGCTTATGGGGGAACAGAATTAAACCGCAAGCGGGCAAAGAAAGCAAAAAAGCATAAGAAATCAATCCAACGTACGCCCAAACCTATACCCTCCCTATCCCAATTTCTGGCGCAATCTTGGGAAGTTCTCACCCCCGGGCAGGAGCTACAGTGGGGTTGGTTTCTAGATTTAATCTGCGAATATTTGGAAGCGCTATTGGAAGGGGAATTGGACGAACGCCACCGCAATCTCCTCTTAAATATGCCCCCAAGGCATTTAAAAACCACCTTGGTTTCGATTGTTTTCCCTTGTTGGTGCTGGTTGCGTTACCCTTCCCTGCGGTTTTTGTGTCTATCTTATTCCGCCTCACTCGCCAACGGTCATAACCAACAGCGACGGAAATTAATCCAGAGTGAATTCTACCAGGGGTTTTGGTCGCAGGGGCTGCGGTTGGTGCAAGCTGCCAACCGGATTAGCGAGTTCGAGAACGAATACCAAGGCGCTATGGTTTCGCGGGGTCTAGATGGCTCAGTCACGGGGCTTGGAGGGGATCTACTGATTTTCGACGATCCAAATAACCCCGAAGCTGACGATCCGGACTCACCCCGACCGGAAAGCGGCGTGCAACGCCACCGAGCGTTGCATAGATTTCAAGATTTTTCTGCCACCCGGAAAAACCACCCACAAGCGCCAATCCTGGTAGTGCAACAGCGCACGCACGTTGGCGATATATCGGGCTGGATCCTGGAAAATGCAAGGGATCGATACAATTGGCTAAAACTGCCCACGGTTGCCCAAGAGGAAGAAGCTATCGAATATCCCTTATCGGGCGATCGCACTATCCGCACCCCCGGCGACTACCTACACCCCGAGCGCTTCGGAGAAGAGGAAGAGCAAGAAGCCCGATTGGTGCTAGGTAACTGGTTGTTTGCTGCCCGACACCAGCAATCCCCCATGCCCCTGGGCGGCGGCTTGATAAATATTGGTGATTTCCCCCGGTATACAAGTAAGGATTTGCCCAAACATTGGGATACAGTGGTGCAGAGTTGGGACACTGCCCACAAGGGGCAGGAAATCAACGATCCTTGGGTTTGCTTGACCTTCGGTGTATCCCAAGGGCATTTTTACTTATTGGAGGCATTTCGCAAGCGCCTCGACTATCCAGAGGGGAAACGCTATTTCCTTAGCAAGGCTAGAGAGTGGGAACCAGCCACGATAATTTGCGAGCAGGCCGCTACCGGGTATGCCTTGCAGCAGGAATGCGCATCCCAAGTACGCGCCACTCTAGTACCCTCTAAGCCCACCAAAGACAAGGTATCCCGGTTGGCAATTCAAGCTGGGTTTATCGAACAAGGTCGCGTTTGGTTACCCAAGCAAGCACCCTGGTTGGAGGAATTCGAGCAGGAACTAGCGAATTTTCCAAAGAGTTTGCACGACGATCAGGTTGATGCTTTGTCCCAGTTTTTGGCAGAAACTCGCCGAATTCCTCTACGGTCAATGCGCACACCGGTTAAATCTACCACCCTCGCCGCCAGAAAACAAGCCAAGGAAAAATTCTAGGAACCAGTCTAGATGGTTGTTTTATAGGATTTTAGGGAATAATTCTACAAACTGGTTGACAGTTCCCAAAAGGGTGTGCCATAGTAAGAATAGTTAATTAAGTAACACCGGAGGCAAAAACCATGAAGACCGACCAATCAACTGAGCAAATTAAGAAAGCCTTGTTACAGCACCTTCGCCGAGTGAACAACAACCCGGAACTGTTGTTCCGCCACCCGGAGTTCCGTAAGAGTATAAGAGGCGAGTGGGAGATTTTGACGTATATCTTACAAAAGGGCACCCCTTCCGAAAAAGGCTTTTACCAAGAAGCCCATAAGGTACAGGGCCGCGATATCCTGCACATTAGAGCGGAAAATGCTCTAATAGTGGAACTAGATAAGAAATACGCCTATTCCCAAAATGGGTGGGAGTACTACTGGGTTAGATAATAACTTCCTGCCACGACCTGGGCAAGTCGTTAAAGTGCCTACACAAGAATAAATTGGAGGCAAGTGAATGCAGGAAACCGCAAAACAAATTAAAAGCGCAACGGAATCCCTTTTGATGGATTCCACCCTTTACCCCGAGGAAAGGGTAAACAAATTAGTATTTATCCTTCAAGACATCCTTGAAGAGGATAATCCCCGACACTTCCAAAATGATATAGCCCCATATATATCATTACCAGGGTGGTACAGCCTGGCGGAAAGATACCTAAGAATGTACTCACGATTTTAATCCTTGTGGCGATGTGGTGATCGCATTGGGTTGTTTCCTAGCAGCCTTATTGCTTCGGGTCGCTACCGTCATTGCTAAAAAGATTTAGTAAGCAACCCCGTCCGTGGACGGGGTTGCTACTTTTAGAGGTCCATCAGTAAGTGCAAGATTGTAGATAATTCTAACCCACCGTAGAAAGCAGCGAAGAATCTCCAATGGGTGGTGATGATTGCGTTGGGGTCAATTTCTAAGGGCAGAGCATATAGTATTGCAGCCAGGGGAATCGCCAACCATAGAACCCGATACGCTGTACTTATTACAATCGAGTGACTGAGCCAGTGCCGGTGGTGGGGAATTGTTTGGGCGTAGAGCGACCAATACCACCCCAACCCGATCCGATGCCAACGCCACCAGGATTTTGCGTGAAAAGCGCCCCGGCAATCTAGATCGGGACTAAGGAGGTAGGTGCCAACTAGGGTTCCGGCACCCACTAGCAATCCTAAGATAGGTTCTTTGGCGATCGCACCAACGGCACTTACTGCTATTATTGACCCAAAGAGATTAATCCTTTCGTGTATTTTACCACTAGCCATTATTTGCGAATCTCCATTTTTTGGGATTTAATTACTTCATCCCCTTTAAAGAAATTAATTACCAGGTAGTTTTTTCTTCCCTTTTTCTTTGTCTCTATGCCAACCCATTTATCCTTGGAAAAGTCCTTTGGTTGGATCTTCTTTATTAATCGATCTAGTATTTTTTGGTTGGTTGTAAATCCCTCATATCGTAAGGTTCGGAGTATACCACCGATTACTAGATCGCGCTTTTGTTTCAAGGTGCGTTGTAATGCCATCTTGTACTCCTTTTACTGATTTTCTAAGCCTACTTCTTTACGCCAATTGGGGTGTTTTTCTTTCCCAGTTAGGTGCCGGAAATCAAAATTCAAATTGGAGGGTTTAAAATCCTCTGGTACTTTTACTTCGTAGAAATCATCTTCCCCTTCGCGTTTAAACTTAGCCTTACCTGCTGGGATTTTTGGTGATTCCCCTGGTTGTCGATTTCTGTTGATTTTTGTTTGTAACTTGAACTGCATTGATTGGTTGGAAATTGCCTCGGTTTTTGAGGCAACTGCCTTTTGTCCGCCAAGACCGGGGATGCGTAGGTTGTGGGTGGCAAGGATTACGCTTAAATTCAATCTTCGCAACGTTTGTAAACTGTCGTCCCAGAGTTTTGCCAATACAGTTGGCTCCAAACTATTGCTAAGGTTTGTAAACTCGTCCACAACCAAGCAGATATGAACATCGTCGGCGACGGGATCGTAGTTCTCAAACTTTGCCTGCTTAACCAACCTTCCTTCGACAATTTGCCCAAACCACTCCATGGCGGCTGATATATCTGTAAACCGGTTTTCTGGGTCACGCCCAACTACGGGAAGGCCGAAGTGCTTACCAGCTGAGTAGAAGGGATCGCAAACCAAAACAAAAGCCTGCTGTTTAAGTTTCTGCTCTATAATTGCCGCCAAGGTGGTTGTCTTTCCCGATCCTTGCATCCCTGCCAAAATAACCAATTGCGCGTAGGGAATTTCCCAAAAAGGATTTATGTCTTCTTCTTCCTCTCTCTCTTCCTTGCCGTTGTTGTCCTCCTCCTCTTTTTGCGGTCCGGTATTTTCCTTGGGTTGTCGTGGAGTGGGCGACGAACGCTTCTCTGTTGGTTTTTCCGGAACTTCCCTCAAACGTTGCAGAGGGGAAGTTTCCGAAATGGTAGGTTTACCCTTCTTATCTGCGTTATACCAATTTTGGGCAAAAGGGGATATTTCGTGCCCGTCTTCCAATGCCTGTTCTATCTCAGCCCTCACGCGCTCTTTTCCTACACCTCTGAGGTATTGATGGAAATCGGCTTTGTGCTTGATAAAGGGGGCGATAACCCCGTCCGTTAATACACCATCTTCGGCACTCCCAAGTTTCCACTCAATAACGAATGCCCAAGCAACAAGGCTACCTCCTACCACAATCCCAAATAAGGGACCAAGTAGGAAGTTTACGAAAAACCCTAAAACGATACCCAGAACAAAAACCGCTAGTGCCTTGAAAGGGTTTGTGTGGGGTTCGATTGCCGATTTCCACTCGTGAGAGCGCCAGTCGTTAGGCCTAAATAAATCCATGAGAATCTCCTTAAGAATCTTTAATAAGTGCAAGGGGATAAAACACCATCTCAACAGCTATCAAAGCTAAAACCATTAGAATCAAGTGCCACCAATTGAGGGGAAGGCTAGAAATTGGGTAGACCGACCAAAGCACAATTAGGTCAACCACATAGCTAGCCATACGAGCTACGCGTGCCTTTTTCCTGCTAATATTCCAATTTAGAGCTGGCAGGAATTCGAGCAACTGCAACCCAACGCACAGGAAGATTCCAAAGAGTGTCCACAACCATTGGGTTATAACTGAAGCAAAGACAAGGTTTCCTATCACGCCGCTGTTCGTATTTCTTGAGGCTGCTATACCCCATAGATTTTCAGCAGCACTTAAGTATGGTTGACAATTCAAGACCCAAACCAAACCTAGTAAAAAGGATAGGCTCACAATGAGGACGGCTTTGATAGTGCGTTTATTCTTGAAGAAACTTTTAAGCGCACTTTGGGTGCTATTATTTGCAGACGTGCTGGCCTTGCTTTCACCAGAACCAACACGCTCGGCATCGACTACTTGCATATTGTTCTCACCTCCTAGTAAACCATCACGGGTTGAGTCCGTGATGGTTTGAAATTATCTTTGGATATTAGAGATACGTCCTATATACCCAATGGGGGCGCCATCGGGTATTTTTTTGTGTGGGGGAGTTCCTGTATAAGCCAAGGAAGCCGGGTCAATCACCGGGATTTTTGCCCCTTTGGGATATTGAAAACGCCCGTTTGGGGAGAGGTAGCGGTATTCGAGTTCTTTTACCTGGATCCGCCCAGTGTTGCCATAAATATCGCATACCGTCGTCCCGGCTGGGAAAAACCCTGCACTACTCCTATCAATAACGGGGGTGTTGGGGATTAGCGATGCTGGTTTACCGTCGGATGCGATCGCCTTTACAAATACGCAGCCATTCTCGTAGCGGGATTGTGCAGTTTGACTTGCCAAAGCCGCGTCGCGCTTCTGTTCGTATTTACCAAGATATTCCGCAAGCGCAGAAAGGTTGGCAATTGCCAGGGCAGTCAACACTATTCCGATTCCGATTGGGAATTTTCGTTTTGAAATGACTTCCCCATCTGCTGAAGGAACTGTTGGAAGGCAGCTTCTTCACCCGCTGCGTATGCTTGGGCTTTCCTTGCTCCCTGTTCCCATCCTTGGGCGAAAGTATCTCGTAATTCTGTTTCTTGGAAAGTCTGCCAGTTTCTTTGGGTGGAAACCTTGCTGTCAATTGCACCTTGGAGTGCGTTTGCCCCTTGTTGTTTTGCCAGCTGGGCGCGGCTGAAGCAATCTACAATCTTTTCCGCATTCCAGTTTTGTTTGGGTAGGATATCCGGCTCTACGTTAGGAATATTCGGTTTCTGCATTTCTGGTTTTTGCAATTCGATAGCACCTCCGGCATCACTGTCATTGTTAGATGCTTTTTCCATCTCTTTGCGATAGGCGCTAGCCCCTAGGGATCTGTAATCTAGGATCTGTTCTTGGGCGAATACAGATAGCTTACGCCCCTCGTAGAGTTCATTTTCGGGAAAATACTTCTTCAATTCTCCTAGGATTTTCCCCACATAGGGGCGCTTGACTCCTAATTTCTGGGCCAGTTCTTTTTGGGTGATTGGCTCGGTAGGTTCAAATTCATCCCTACCATCAGAGGTTACGTTTTCTCCCTCTTCCTTGGTTTCTTTTGTTTCTTCTGTATCCGTAACCTCATCTTGGTTACGTTGGTAACCTTCAGAGGTTACGTATGGGGTTACATGTTCGTTACCTGAATCGGTTTCCCTGCCGGTTACCCAGGGGTTACCTGGATTATCCTTAATTTGTTGAAAATCTTGCATATCCTGAATCCTATCCATCAGTTACTCTCCTTTTCCAATAGTTACTTAAGGTTACCGTAAGTTACCTTGAGTTACCTCTGCATTTCTTACGGTTACCTTTTTAGGTTACCTGTAACCTTAGTAACCTGTCAAGCCTTCAAAGACATAACATCTCTATAATTTTACAGAAAGGGTACGCAAGGCGCTAGAATAGGCGATTGAAGCGCTCTAGAAAACCCTTTGGATTATTCTCACCGAATCAATATTGCCCTTCCCTCCCTGCTCAGGAAATATCACCAGCTAGCCCTGCCGGATTCTCAGTTTCAAAGCGAAAGAATCGAGGCGTTATTGCGTGCCGACTTGATTCACTATCAGAAACACGGAGAGCTATTGCCCTTAGATTGTGACCGCAAGATAGGAGATTTGCTGCCAAGAAATTATGGGAAAATTCGCAGGATCGCTTCTCACACCGGAATCCCCGAAGAGCGATTACTGGCGATACGTAACCGCGAAATTTCGGAGCAAAATCTACTAGATGCTGAGATAGAGATGCTTGCGAAGTTCTTCAACCTCCCGGTTGAAGAGTTGAAGGAATTTCAATCGAACGACTACCCCTACTAAAAAGCCCTGGTACTTGCTACCAGGGCTAGAATCTTCTTTAGTTTACCCTTGTTATCATTTGACGATCCTCTCTTCCCGATCCGGGTGGTGGGCTTTGATCTGGTGATTGCGGTTGTGGATGGCACAGAAGGAATCCCAAACTTAACCTAATACAAATCCATAGAGATTTCTTTACCAAGCTCTCCTCCTTCCTGTATCAGCGCGTATCTCAAGATTAATAGAGCTTCTGCACGGTCATGGTCTTTTTTTCTTTGCAGATAGGGATTTGCCGTGGGAAAGATTTGTTTGGCGAGTGCGATCGCCCCATCTTTTCCCGTACCAAAAAGACCCATTTCTCGCTTCCAAGTGCTTGCCGGCACCTCTGCAATGGAACATCCATGCAGAATTAAGGGGAATTGCCAGCACTCGTAGAAAGTGCCAGCGGAAAATATGTTTCTGCGCATATCGCTTGGGCGAAACTGCGGGGTTTCTATCCAAGCTATTCCACCACGAGCGAGGGCAGAAAAGGAGTATAATTTTTCCCGGTCGGGCTGTCCTTGTAGTAAAGGGAAATCAGCGATAATCACCCTATAGGGTGAGGTTGCAAGCGCTATCGCCCCCTGCTTGCCCGGGTCGATACCCACTAATGGAAATAGCAAGATAATGCCTCCTACTGTTTGCTTTTCCTACTAGAAACTAGTATAGTAGAATTGATGGTTATTGTAAATGGCTTTATAGAATGCAGCAACTAGAGCTAGATATTGGAAACCAAACGAAGCCACAGCCCATTCTGAAGTGGGCAGGTGGGAAAAGACAAATTCTGTCCACCCTTTGGAGTCACTTGCCCAAGGAATTTCAAACCTACTGGGAACCCTTCCTAGGAGGTGGGGCACTATTTTGGGAAATGGCAAGGTACTTCCCAAACCGGAAAAGAGTGGGGAGTGATACGAACCGGGTACCAATCGAAGTATTAGAGGTAGTGAGGGACCAGCCCGATTTATTAGCCCACTACTTGGGAGAATTGGAGAAAAAATACAACAATGCCGCGGTGGATCTCAAAGAGTACCTTTACTATTCTACGCGCGATTTATTCAATAACCACCCTTCCGACCGCAAACTTGTAAGAGCAGTCCGTGCGGTATTTCTCAACCGTATTTGTTTCAATGGGTTGTGGCGAGAGAATTTGCAAGGTAATTTTAATGCCCCATGGGGACACTACGAAAAGGTAAATCTTTACAATCAAAATTTGATTCTATCTCTCTCTGAAGTTCTCAACCATAAGGACTGCACCGTCTGGAACTGTGATTTCAGGGAGATTATAGAATCGGTTTCGAGTGGGGATTTTGTATACCTAGATCCACCTTACCCCAAGCGAACGGAAGGATCGCACACTTCCTACGTAGGCAACGAAAAATGGGGCGATGAAATGCAAAGGGAAGTTGCCAGGTTTTGCCAGGAAATAGACCGAAAAGGCGCAAAATTCCTACTCTCAAACTCGGATTGCCCCTTGATTAGGGAACTATACCAAGATTTCAATATCTACCCTTTAGAAGTACGCAGGTCGATAAATTCTAAGGGTAGCGATCGCGGCGAAGTTGGCGAAGTGTTGGTCCAGAACTACTAAAAAGCCCCGGCCACCCACCGGGGCTAAGGCAGTGTTACACCATCCCAACAAGTTCCTATCTATCCCTAATTCTATCAATCTAAGGCGTTTTGTATTTCCTGGGTTAATAACTGGTGTTGTTCTTCGTAGTCGTATCGGGCGTCGTATTCCTGCCTTGTGGGTGGGATATTAATGCAGAAATCGCCGTGTTGCCGCACAAATCGGCAACACTTGGTATGAAAAGCGGCTAAATCCATAGGTTCTGCATTATTGGCACGCGACCATTGGGTCTCCATCTTAGAGGTGCCGTCAGGGTAAGTGACCCGGTTGGCACCGCAGGTGGGGCAATGTTTGCGGTAAGGTTGAGACTTCATCATGTTCTTTACCAAACAGTTTTGTCAATTGTAGCCGTGAACGTATTAAGCGTGTGTTCGTATTTATACGAAATTCCCCACCAGGGTTCCACCATCCGCCAAACCCTATATATTATCCACAATAACCACGTTCTCACTACAACGCCTGCGGACATGGTCTTCTAATAGCTTCCCCTCTGGGGAATAAAAGAAATGCTGAAAACCGTCAAACAGATCCCAAAGATCGCCCCATCGACTAGCTGGAATACCACGGTAAAAAGCTTCTTTTGCAGGGGAAAAGTGCATTACAATTTGGAGAGGTGCCCCATCAATTGCCCTTTTATCCCCTACATACTGCCAATCATGGAGCAATTCTTTTGGTATGTTGCGGGGGATTTTTGTAATAAACTTACTACAGTCCAACCGTTCGTAAAAAGTCTTAGGTTGCATAATATCTCCTTATTGTTCTTATTTCATTTCCCACCAAAGCAGGGCACCCCCCAATAGGGAACTAAAACTTGCCAGTTCCCTATTGGAAAGCAAGTAGAATAGTAAGGTGATGTTTCCCGTTAGGGATAAAATCAGAATCCATCTCATTACCTTTCCTCCCCCACAATAGAGAAATCGAGATCCCAATCTGTATTAGGGAAATGATGTTCGATTTTATCGAATAACGGATCTAGCTCCAACGGAGGAAGGTTATATCCTAGCCAAAACCAATTCCTCCCAGTATAACTAACTTCGGTGCAACCTAAATCGGAGCATAAATTTTGAAACCTACACTCAAAATCCTTTTCATAAAATAAACTGTAGCAACGACCAGCTAAGTGGTTGTTTGATAAATCCTTATTTATCACTATCTCCACTTTAGGTTTTCTAGGATTGCCATTTTCTTGCCTTGGGTTAAAGTGGAAATTCCCACTGACTTCCACCCCTTCTATATGATTGATCTGGCTTTGGGAGGAATTGATTCCCAACTTTTTCTTTAGTTCCAGTTTTTCCTCTTTGTCCATCCCTTGTATGATAGGGCGGACCATCTCGATAATGGTTTTCACGCGCTCAGACATAGTTAACCTCGTTGTGTTTGCTCCAGCTATTTTTAGCATGACACAATCCCTTGGGATTGTCAACCAATTTATATTATCTCTCCAGAGACAGCTCCAGAACTAAAGTTTGGAGACACAATAGTGGGTCGCTTCCTTCACTCAATAGATTCTGGGTATCAATCGTTAGCTCTAATGCCGTTTTCAGAAAATCAAGGGAAACTGCACTGAGTCGTTTTTTTAGAAATCGCCGTCTTGCCGGCGACATGCTAGAAATATCAAGATCCAGTTTTACCCGCAGATAGCGATCAAGTTCTGCCAGTAAAAAACCAAGGATCTGTAAGGGACTTTGCCCCTGCTGTACTAGGTGATTCACTGTCTTGTACGCTTCTCCAGTCCTTCCATCAATTAGGGCTTCGATTAGATCAAATACCGAAGTTTTGGAACCAGTAGAAGCCAGCCGGACAAGAGAGTCGTCTATCTTCGGATAGATGGAAAGTTTTTCCATCTCCTTAGCGATTCTATTGAAATCTATTTCATACTCTTCTGCTAGAGCCTCGGCGGCCCCTTCTTCAATAAAAATCTGTTGTTTCTGGGCAATCTCCTGGATCTTTTTCTGCACCTTCTGGTGTTGCCAAGGTTTGGGCAAATAGAATTCCTCTACCTGGGCGTTTTTCTTTAGCCAGTCCCAAGCCTCAGACTGAGGAGGATCGGCACTGGTAGAAACGGCAACTAAATTCGACTGCGAACTACCCCTAAGCTCTACCAAATCTTGCACCTTGCAACCTTCCCAAAGTACCACTTTGCTTGGAGAGAATAGAGGTAAAATTCGCAGATCGCTTTCTACCCGTTCCCTACTTGCATCGTTCCCATAGGTGGAGACATCCCGAAGGGAAACGCCCCAACCGGATAGCAATTCGCCGATTCGGTGGTTAATTTCCCACCTTGAGTCCCCAACTAAAACATGAATTTTCATGACGTGACCTCCTTAATTTGATAACCCAGCTTCTTCAATTCCGGCTCAACCAATTTTAGGGGAGATCGCGATCTCACCCAACAGGTATCCCCTTCTATTTTCACCAACTGGGGTTGCAAAGTTCGCCGAAGCCTAGGTTTGAGTTTCTGCAATACCTGGTCGTGATTATCTTCCTTTGGTGTCTCTCTTTTTGGTTCTGGTTGTGGCGGCGATGATGAGGATGAGGAAGAAAGTTTGCATAATTCCATCAAAACAACTTCCAACCAGATTTGCTTCTGTCGTTCCGACACCCGGTGCAACTGGGTGGAGGCTTCCTTGAGTCTCTGCAATTTCTTAGCAGCCTCGCCGCGATCGCACACCAAAGAGGATACGGGGTTCTCCAACAAGGATTCGTCCCCGGTCGCGGCTAGCACAAAAATATCCCGGAAGATTTCCGAAACTTTTCTCAAAATCTCTTCGCAAGGGTACTGTGCAAATAGGGGATCCAGGTTATTTACCACACCGATGGAGTTCGCACTCTGGATCGCCTGGATCGTAGGCAAAATTTGGCGAAACCCAAGCACCCCACCAAATTCCCGCACTAGGTCGGGGGTGATTCGTTCCCCTCTAGAAGCTAGGAGGTCGAGATTTTTTTGAGCATCCCGAACGCTACCCTTGGAAATCGCAACCAACTCGGCGATTGCTGGGTCGGTGATATCTATTCCCTCTTTCTCTGCCACTTCCCTCAAAAGGTCGCCACTCTCCTCATGAGTAGGGGAACGAAACCGAAACTCATGGCAGCGCGATCGCACCGTATCGTTCAACCTCTGAGGGTCGGTTGTGGTGAAAATAAAAACCACGTGGGCTGGAGGCTCTTCCAGCGTTTTTAACAGAACATCTTGAGCGGCTCTACTCAATTGGTGACACTCATCTACCACAAAGACTCTGTAGCGAGATTGAGCGGCGCATAAACTGACGTTCTGTATTAATTCGCGCACATGCTCGATCCCTGAATTCGATGCCGCGTCGAACTCCACATAATCTAAACTGTTATCTTTCTCTATCGCCTTACAGCTGGGGCAAGTGCCGCAAGGTTCTGCACTAGGGTGGTTATTCTGTTGTTGGCAATTCAACGCCTTTGCCAGCAACCGGGCTATGGTTGTTTTGCCACAACCGTGATGCCCTGCAAATAAGTAAACTTGGGCGAACTTCCCTGCTTTTAGGGACTTTTGCAGGGTTTCGACTGTGAAGTTTTGCCCCCGAACCTCTGCAAAAAACTTGGGGCGATACTTAGTCTGCAATGCCATACTTTCTTGCCTCCAATAAAAATGGGGGGCAGTAGCTGCCCCCATGTACTTACTTAGTAGTTAAGTACCCAATCCCAGACTCGTTTCCAAATACGATGTAAGTCATTTTCCAAATTTTCCCGACCCTCTGCAGTCGAGAGATACCGATAGATGAACCATATGGCAGACCCAATCCCCACGACATCGAACAAGAGGGAAGGAAATGGGGTTGTAAAGACGGAGTAGACGGTCCCCCAAACCGCAACAGCTGCGGAGGCTAAAATAGCTACTTTTAGCCGTTTGTGGGGAATGCTGGCAAGTTTTTGTTTGATACCCTTGCTTTCTTGACTGTCGTTTCGCTCTTGCTGTTCTTCCTGAACGGTATCTTGTTCTGTGGACGTTTGCTCCTGTTGTTCTCCTTGCTCCTGCTGTTCGTCTTCCTTGTCGGGGTTTACAAAGTCGAGTTGATCGTCAACTCTGACGAGACCGTCAGAGAGATCTAGAACATCCCCTGGCTCAAGATTTTCTTGTTTCCAATCAGGTTGCTCATTGACCTCGGCAGCCGAAGCCTGTACAGCATCGGATCCAAGGTTATCGTCTTCGAACCCCAGGCTGGATTCACCGTTAATAAAAACAGTGGCGATTTCTAAGTCGTTTTGGGTTTGTTCTGTTGTTGTAGTCATGGTGTTTGCCTCCAGTGCATTTACTCTTGTTGCAGGGCACTTTAACGACTTACCCAGGTCGGTAAGGTTTTACTTTTCTTCTGATTCTGATTCTAGCCACCGTAAAATTTCATCTACTTGAGACCCATCTATATTTGCCACTTCCTGTAGAACCTGGGCGACATATTCCGGATACACTTCCGATATTTGTTCCAGGGCATCTAGGGAAACCTTTATTTTGCGTTGATTGTGCATGTATTTACCTCGTCGGTCTACTCTGCTGAATGAACTAACTATTTTTATAGTGACACAACCCTCTAGATATTGTCAACCAGTTTCTAAAATAAATTCTGAAATGCCACAGATAAGAGGGCGAAAGGGTGGTTAAAGGTAGTTAAACCACAAGGATACCTATTCCCTAGAATTGGGTATCCCTATTTTTATGCCGGTACTAACAACGAAATTTCGTAACACAGTATACAATAGTATATTCAAATAGGGTCAAAATTCGCTCTGTGTGGAGATTACAGCAAATATTACAGGATATATTACCCGATCTAGTAATACTGTAATAAAATCCAAAATCTGCATGGTTGAGGGATTACAGCGATCCGCGTAGACCCGGTTGTAATTTTTGCTGCGACCCCTTGTAATTAGCCTGGAATCCAGACGTACAGGAGATTTTAGGGATTTTGCAGGGGTGAAGGACTGTAATATAATTTTTATTATGGCTTTATCCCGACCGGAGAAAGACCTGCTGAGATCTGCTCTGTGTGGAGATTGTAGGCATATTATGGGGCTATAATAAAAGCTGTAATAAAAATCTGGCTAAATTCTATCCAAAACCGTATAATTCCCTGTTGGTGGAGATTACACCGATTTATGCCTAATTATTACAGCGGCAAGGGTGATAAAATTGAGATAGGCAAACGGGAGGTATTTCGATGTTTTTTCAAAAGCAGTGGGTCGAACCACCAGAAAGCGAAAGTGCGATCGCTAGAAATCTAAAGGGTTTTTTAGTGGGAAAATCCAACCCGTGGGAGGGGCAATTACTGCCAGGGATTGCTCGGGCGATGATGGGTTATTGGGGTTATTTGCTCGGCTTCGCTTCCAGGGTATCCCTTTATCGCGAGTCCCCTAATAAAATCATTGTGGAAGCGAAAATTTTAGGCGTTCTCCCCTTCCGGAAAGCTTTTAGGGGGTAACCATGCCAGGTTGGAAATACAAGCCCATATACAAGCCAAATCAAGTCATCTGCGGTACAGGGCAAACTGCCATCGTTACCGGGTGGACGGTGCGAGATACCGTAGCCAAGCATCTACAGCCCTACGAGTACGCCGCAATTGGACAGCTGTACAGTGCGACCCGGGGAATTAATTTATTGGTTCGCAATTTAATTGCCAATCCCCACGTACGCTATTTGGTTATTCTCGACGCTACCAAAGAAGACAAAAACGCCAGAGCTTGCGAATGCCTGCGCGATTTTTTTGAGCATGGATTTACTGCTGGTGTTAGCGACACCGGTCGTTCCTGTTGGGTGGTGCGTTCTCCAGTACCGGGATATATCGACGAAGAAATCCCTGCCTCGGTGTTGCAGCAATTGCGGGATGCCATTGAATGGCAGTTGGTGACGGATAAAGACAGGGCCTGCGAACTGGCCAAATCCTATGCCAGTCAAGATTGGCAGCCACCGTGGGGAGAACCCCAAGAGTTTCCGTTGGTGGAAAATACGCCTACGGTTTTGCCTGGTTCGCGTTACGGCCATCGCATTGAAGGCAAAACTATTGCCGAAACTTGGGTCAAAATTATCCACCGCATCAAAACTACCGGAACCATTCGACCTACTGGCTACGACGGTCAGTGGCAGGAACTGATCGATTTGGTGGCGGTTATTACCGACGAACCGGAGGATTTTTATTTTCCCGAACCCAATTATTTGCCTGTGGACCGTGCTTTTATCAAGGAATACATTCCTCAAATTTTAAACGATGCTCCCTATCGCGAAGGGGTGAAATATACGTACGGCCAGCGGTTGCGTTCTTGGTTTGGACGCGACCAGGTGGAACAGGTTATCGAAAAGCTGATTGGTGAGATTGATGCTGCTAGTGCGGTGATGTCGTTGTGGGATGTTCGCGACCACGAGAAAGGCGGAAGTCCCTGTTTGAACCATATTTGGGTTCGGGTGGTAGACAACGAACTATCGCTGACGGCGACGCTACGCAGCAACGATATGTTTGCGGCTTGGCCGGCGAATGCCATGGGATTGCGAGCGTTACAAAAGCATATTCGCGATCGCATAAACCAACGTAGTTTCTACAATTTGCGGTTGGGTCCGTTAATTACTGTTAGTCAGTCGGCGCATATCTATGATGATTGTTGGGATAATGCCGATCGCTTGATTCAAGACCAGTATGCCCATATTGTACGCCGGAATCGCGATTTTTACGATCCCTCTGGTAATTTCCAAATCGAACTAGAACACGGTCAAATTGTCGTACAGTGGCTAACCCCTGGTAGCGGCGAAGTGGTGGCTACCTATCGCGGGAAAAAACCATTGAATTTGATGCGAGATATTTGCGCGGATGCTCCCGTTCTCCATGCCGAACATGCAGGATATTTGGGTATAGAACTACAAAAAGCGTACAACTGTTTGACGAACGATATTCCTTATACGCAAGATGCCTGATTACCAGCGACCCACTTGGGATGAATATTTTTTGATGCTAGCGAAACTGGCGGCTACCCGTTCTACCTGTTTGGCGTTTCCTGTGGGAGCTGTTGTTGTCAAGGATAGGCAGGTACTGGCAACGGGATATAATGGACCTCCCAGCGGTTCGCCGCACTGTATCGCACAAGGATATTGCTATCCGGGATTGAGTAGCTGCGATGCCGGTAGTAGGGAGTTGCCGTCGCGTGCGGTTCATGCGGAAGCTAATGCGATCGCGCAAGCTGCCAAACACGGGATTGCCACTGCAGGCGCTAGCATCTATGTTACTTTAGAACCCTGTTTGTCTTGTTTGAAACTATTGATTTCGGCGGGAATTCGGGAAATTTTCTACGAAACGCCGTTTAACAGTGGGGAAAGTGCCGTGGCGAGGGATATGTTTATCGGCGAGGGATTGATTAAAATGGGGATGATATCCTTATCGAAGGAGGCGAAGTCCCTTGCTACGACCAGTTTGGAATTGGATCCTACGAGTCCCCCTTGATTTATTTTCCTTTCTGCGTAAGTTCCGGTTTGAGGAATACCCTTGCGATGTCCTAGATCTAGGCGATCAGACTTTTTGCCGGATATTTTTATCTGGTGGGGACTTCAAATTCTATATCAATCGTTCGCGTCGAGGGAACCGATTTTTTGCACGGAAAAAGGAACTTAAAAAACTAGCTCAGGAGGTGCGGCGGCGTGGATTTTGAAAAGGTTCTGCTTTCTGGGATAGCCTTGAGTATAATTAAGGAAGCATTTCGAGACCAAATCCGCTACTGGTCCGAGGCATTTAAGATATTCTTCGTTCGTCCCTTCCAAAAGCACAGCGTAGAAGAATTTGAGTTGTACAACCCCGGTTACGGCTCTTGGGAACGGGTACGAATTGAGAAATTCCGGCTAAGTTTCAGCCGGGCGAAAAATGGGGTGTTTTTGGAGTATATTGACGAGAACGGCACTCCATTCGCTCGGGAACGCCTTCCCTTTAGCCTCTGGGCTGATTTGAGGAAGCGCCAGGTGTATAAATAGGGTTATTTTTGGTTCTCGTTGGTTGGTATTAAAATTAAGAAATTCGTGTTAAAATAATCGTGTTAACCTCTTTATAAGTTTGTGTATTCCCATTCAACCATTCAAGGGGATATAGTTTTGGTTTGGTGGCAGCCAAATCAAAACGTGAAGGCACCCATCTTTTCGACGGGTGCCTTCTCATTTATCTTGAACCATCCAAAAATTTAACCAGTGGACTGCCATCCACTGGTTAAATGTAGTTCGGTTGCAGCCAAACCACAGCTAAAAACAAGCTATATTAAGGAAAACAACAAAAATGAAGAAAAATGATCAATTCCAACAAATGGTACCACATCCATCTGTCTTTTTATATTATACCAACTGCATACCATTCGGTCAACCACTTTCCTCCTCTCTGCGATCGCGTCGGACCTGTTTGTCTAGTTCTTCCCTTGCGTCGTCTCTACCAGCCATATTACTACCCGTTAGCGCAGCCCCCAATAATTCCGCGAGTTTTTCATTTGGTAGCTCCTCAAACACTTCCGGCAATCGGGCTTGGGCTAATCGCAATAGCTCTTGATCGCTAGCGTTGGGGCGTTCCTCTGCTAAACCTTCTAGGAACTGTTTTACAAGCGAGATCGATTCATCGAACAGAGGGGCAGCTTGCCTATCAATTGCAGCCCTTGTGAGGAAATTGATGCTTTCCGGTCGTGACTCCGGGGGTGGCTCTACTTCCTTGGCAGCAGCTGCGAATTCACGGGGTGTGTTTTGCCGTTCCCTGCGTTCTTGTTCTCTCTCGCCGGCTTCACCCTGTAGGAAGCTTGTGCTAACCGGGGCAAATCCCTTGCCCAACACCTCCTCTACCTTTTCCGGGGTTGGCTGATACCCTATATTCACCAATTTTGACCACCGGTCGATTTCCCTGTCTAGATCTTCCTCACTGGAGAAATCTAAATAAATCTGGGGGAGTACTCCCGGGATGTTATTCGCCTCTCGAATCCAGCTGGCAATACGGCTCAAGGGGCGTTTGAGTTTATCTGCCGAGTCCTTTAAAATTCTGTCACTTTGCTCCTGGTGTACCGTACCTAGAGCTTGCGACCCCACGTGCCCACTTTCACTCGCCAAAGTGGGACCGAGTACAAAAAGGGCAATCAATTTGTCGATGTACTCCGGCAAGCGCGATGCGTCGATGCTACCGGGTGGATTTAAGTACTCAAGCTGGATTCCCTTGCCGCTTAAATCCACCAAACCCCGGTTTGCAAAAGCATCTTCGATTGAGTTCCAAAATTGCGCTTGTTGCTCTTCATCAATAATGGGCACCTGCTCCGGATTGGAATCTTTTAGAGCTGCCACCGGTAAGCCATGCTCTTGGATTTGCTGACTCCAAGCTTGTAAGCTTTTTAGTTTCAGCTCTTTAATCCACCACCAAAAAAGCTCACCCCATCCTCTACCGAGGGGCGAATGGGTGAAACGTGGGGCGAAATTAGATGTATGCTCTACGAAATGCTTCTCCCACCGGTTAAAGCGCCTTAGCTCTTTCTCACCCTCAATCGAGCGAAGTTCAAAATCGCCGGAATAGTCATAGGGAAATCGTTCCTTACGATCTCCTCCACCAGGGCGATATACCCACCGATACCAAGTTATATCCTGTGGCAAAGCCCGCACCGGTAAATCCAACCCGTCAATTCGAGCCCATTTCAGTTTCAGTAACGACCACCCGTAAAATTCTGCACCCAACAGATCTTCGACTACTTGCGCCCCTATCAGTTCTTTAAAAGTATCTCCAACAATTTCCGCCAACCGGCGATCTTGCTGGCTGTCACTATTCGAGACTACCCGCAGGGGGCGCTGGGCAATTGAGGTGCTGAATTGCCGCCACACGTGGGCAAGCTTTAAATCCCTGAACAGACTGGCGTACTCTTCATAGAGTCTATAGCCAGCTGCCCCCTCACGGGGCTTATCTTCGGGGAGTGCCACCTCATTTTTTACCAGGGGTTGTCCGAAATCTAGAGTTTCTTTGGGGTTGAAATTGTTAGGCATTGGGATTGGTTAAATTACCCACCAAGCCGGCGGCATCAAAAGCATCATTCAGAGATTGGATTTCGGAGGCTGTAAAAGGAGTGGCTTCCGTGTTGGCAACGTCGATTAGGTCTTGAGCGAAGAAGTATAGATCCTCTACGTTTCCCGCTCGCACAGCTTCTACCGTTGCCCTGTAGGCTGTGTTTATTGTGTTGGAATTTTTTGCTTTTTGATAAGCGGAATTCCATGTTCCAGAGGCTTTCACCTCTGCTTCTAATTTCTTAAAATCCACCGATTCGGGAGGGATTTTGGAAATATCGATAGTAGAAGAAATCGCCCCTCGATCCAATAGTTCTTGTTCTCTTTTCGCTGGATCTTCAAACAGATCCTGTATATCTTCGGGTAGGGTTACAATCTCCCCTTCATCCTTCCTATCGATTAGCCATTTTGGTTGTACTTGGTATTTCGTTCCCATTTAGATCTCCCCTATTGTGTAGATTGTTCCTTCTTCAGACAGAATAAAGTATTCACCTTCCCAAAAGATAGATTGCCGAGGGGTGTAATCCAACTTTGTTTCGTCTAGGAAGGTGGTGGTAGACATGTCATAATGCAGCAACCTATTGCTGCCTGCGACTAGGATCAAAGCTTCTTGGTTGTTGGGATTAAAACTAATATCAACAGGGTAGTTCTTGACGTTAATGCTTCCTTGCCCTAGTTGCTCTTGGGAAAGCACGGATTTTGTGGAGGGATTGAAGGTTGTAAACGCCTCCTCCTCCAGGGATACGCCAATATCGTTTGTTTCATCTATTTTTACAAGGTGGGGTCTATTCCCTACCGATATCTGTGTGAGCAGGGATAGATCCACAGTGGAAATAACGAGTATCTTACCAGCAGATTCCAGGGGTAAGTAGAATTCTCTCTCATTATCGAAGATGTACCCCTGACCCATTGTATTTTGTAGTTCCGGGATTTCCTTAGGGGTTATAATAGGTCCAATATCAGCATTAGCTAGATCGTTTCCAGGTACGTTTAGAGTATCTAGGGTATAGCTTTCGCGGCCATACCTGATCACCCTCTCATCCGTGGCAGAGTGTTTATAAGGGAGTTGTCCTTCAAATGGGATAGATAGGTTGGTATCACCTGAAACAGATAACCTGCTGCCATCTGAGGCGTTAGATAAATCAAAAATTTGGTAAGAGTGTAGAAGTTTCTCCCCTACCACAACCATACCTTGTTTATCAATATAATAGAGAGGATTATTTGCAGAGTGATAAATATTCCCTGTTGTATTATTGTAAGTTACTGGGGTGTCGAGGCTGTTTTTCATTTGGGTTTCTACAGAAAGAAGCTGATCCCATTTCCTTTCTGTAGAATTCCATTTATAAACAATCCCATTTTGATCCTCCCTTATATCTTGTTTTAGGATGTATAAATCGCTTCCGTTTGATAGGAATGGACTAACCAGATATTTATCTGATTCCATTCTAAATTCTTGAGAATAAGGGTAATTATTTATAGAACTCAACCCTTTTTGGGAGAATATTTGGAATCCTGGTGTCCTATTAAATAATTCCCCACTATTTAAACAAACAATCTTTACCGATCTTACCCCCGTGACTACGGTACTGGGTTCAAAGGTTTTATGGGTTATATTCTCTTCATATTCTCCAGGGACTGACACTGTTTTCTGTAAAGTTTCGTTTCCAGCATCGTCAATTGTACGAATTTCAAATTCTGTTAGCTGGTAATAGAAACGATCATTACTTTGAAGAGATAACACGTCAAGGGAACCAAAAGATTGTAGGGAATTAAAATCGAATTGTATAAATACATCGCTAGTGGATGCTGTTGATTGGCTTAATAGAACATTTTGATACCCAAAATGAAAGTCCAAACTTTCATTCAAGATATTCCCAAAATTTGCCTTCATTGCTAGAACCTTAAATGCCTCTGTCGTGGGATCTACACCTTGAACCGAAGCTTTCACAGAGTCTATCTTGCTCTGGTCCTCCCTATCATTGTAGGAATCTAGAAGGGGTTTATCTTTATAAAAATTAACTGGATTGAACGTTAACCTTTCTTGTTGAAAGATCTTTTGGCTTTCTTTTATCTCAAAATCGGATAGGGATAAACCCGAATAATTTCTAAATTGAAAAGAATTTTCAGCAGAATTTAGAACAAGTAACCTATTTGCATTCCCAGTTAAAACATCAGGGGTATTGCTTAGATCCTCAACTGCGAATGTGATATCCGATGGTGTCGCCACCTCAAACCTGTTATTGGTAGAATTCCATTTTAATAAATCCCCATCTTGCGCACCAGAGAAATCCCCCAATCCCTCTAGAGGTTCAATTTCTCCCGAGGTGGCGTTATACCGGAAGATCGCCCCATCGGGCATCGCCGATAAGTCAGCAACAGGGAACCCCTTGATTTTCTGAGCGTTCGATGCCGCCGATAGGTTGCCACTAACAGCTGTTTCCAGACTGGCCAGAGCATTATTTACGTCTGATAGCGTGTTGTTAATAGTTGCCATAATTTATCCTCTAATCTACGTATATATTGCTTTTTGCTAATTCGTTTTTTAACTTAACAATCTCTGCGTTCAGCGAAAGAATCCGCCCCTGCATAGAGGTGATTGACTTTTCAAGCAGATTTAAAGCAATTGGACTCGATCCGATTGTAACATCAAGGTTTTCTAGCGGTGTCCCCACCAATTGCAAGCGTAGGGAGATTGGTAGGGCTGGGATTAATGTGCTTTTGAAAGATACCGCACCTAAGTGGGAAAACACCGAGAATAGGGTGCCTGTATCGGTGTAAACCCCAATTTCATTCACTGGGGTGTTGTAATTAAATGAAACCAATACCGTCTCGCCGGCGACAATATTCCCCCCGGATAGACGGTCGACCCGATAGCTCCTCAAGTCGATATCATAATCCACCCCTTCCTGGTAAGTAGTAACCCCTGATGAATCCGTAATTACCAGTTTCCGCGCCTCAGGAAAGGAAATATTTAGATTAATCTCATCGCTTTGGAACTCGTGTTGCTCTTCGCTTTGAGGGACTCCCCAGAGGTCGTAGGATACCTTTACCGTCTCACCGGCGGCAATGTTCCCCCCACTTGTGTTCCTGGTGATAGTACCTCGAACGGCATCGAGGGTATAGTCCGTACCGCCGCCCATATAGGTGGTGGTTTCGTCGTTACTTTTTACCACCTCGTTAGTAATCTTAGTTTCCCCATTTGCAGGGATGGGGTAGATTTGGTCGTTGGCAAAGGTGACAGACCTATCTTCCACATTGATTAAGGATCCTGCCAACCTTTTTACACCGATCCCCGTATCCTCCCATTGGGAAATCGGGAATCTTTCAAACTCGCTCTTTAATTGGGTAGCATTCTCGGTAGGTTCCCAGTTCACCGTCCCAACACCGAACTCCTTTAAATGCACGACAAGCCCTGCTTGCTGTGCATTATTTAGTTCGTCTAGCCCGGCTTGGGTGATTATCGCCGCGTCAGCCATTTATACATCTAGGTAGACTAAGGGTGAAATTATCTCTACTGGGAAAATTTTAGCAGAAATTTTATACGATGGCGAATCCTGGGGGATTTCGGCTATGTAGGTAGGTGTTGTTGTACTAATAATCCCTGCTTGCCCTAATGGGTTTGTGAAGTGCTGCTGCCCGGGAATATCAATCGATGGGGTTGGAGTGGCAGTTGTGGCAACAGATGGGGTGTTGCCAATTCGATAACCAAACCGCACCGCAATATCCCTTGTAGCAGGTTTCGCGAAATCAATTGCGCGGATTATTTTTTCGATTAGATCCTGGGAACTAAAATCTAGGTTTTGGTTTTTTTCCTCGTCACCCCACAAATTTAGTTTCGCTGTATATGGTTCCCCTTGAAATGCTCCCTGCCACCATTCCTCTAGCTCCCCTTCGGCACCAATCAAATCGAGGTATTTATGCAAAGCGTAAGGGGTGCCCCGATGTCGGTGCCATTCAATAGCTTCCTTCAATAAACCACGTACCCCTTCTTCCCCCAAAGAAGCCCAATCTACCAAGTTATCCAGGGCAAAATACTGGATTAAATAGGGTAGTACAGTACGATCGACCTCATCCCACCGTTGCCAAATTAAAGAACGCAGGTCAGGGTTTTGCTCAAATAAAAAGAGGAATTGAATAAAGATTTCGGCTTTGGGCGAACCCTGAAGTCCGTTTGGCACCAAACTACGCCATTTCCAATCGGGTATGTTCTCTAGGATCATAAACTACTTTGTAAATCTACTTGTAGGGTCACGTCGCCAGCCCATTTCCAAGGTGCTAGGGGTAGGGGTTCGGAAGATGTTAATGATGCCGTTACGTCCCTCACCCCTTCCACAGCCTTCGCCTGACAAATTGCCTCGCTCTCTAGGATTTCGCCGCCCAGTTGGTTTTGCCACTCTTCAATTAATTTTTGCATTTCATCCTCTACTTGCGCCCGCACGGTCAAATTATCAAACTCCTTTCCCACCACAATATTTATTTCCAAGTTCGCCGATACCTGGGTTGGTGCCTCCACGTGTACGAAATCCGCAATAATTCTATTCTTTGGCTTGTAGAGTTCGTCCTCTACTTTGGACAGAAGTTCGGGGGAAGGTAACCCGTTTTTATCCAAGATATAAACATCAACCTCGCCCAACCGCTGGGGCTGTCCCCAATCTACCCGTTCCTTCGGACCCAATGCCGATACAGCTTGGATATTTTGGTCGGTGCTTTTCGCTATCGCTTCGTACCCCTCATTCGTTGATGGTGCAGCTTCTAGTAATTTCTTAGGGATACGGGCACGAAAATTCTCGTCACTCTCCCCATCGCTGCCCCCAGAACTCTCAGTGGTATTAGAAACCAAAACCCCCGCTAGTGGGTCGATCAGCTGGTTAATCTCTCCTACTTCATACCCATTCGCCGATTCTCCTTCCTGTAATGCCTCGGCTACCAATTGCACTGGGGTGCCATCTTCTGCGGTACCGCTTTCAATAGTCGAAAACACGTCCTCACCATTTGCCGACCGCACGCGCACCCCCACGGGCACAAAGGTGGGGTCGTTTCCGGGCACCAAGGAAAATTCCAAAGTGGTTCGCGCACTAGTGGGTTTCAACCTTTCCGCGCCAAAGGGTTGTCCTAAAAGATCTAAAAATTCCCCTTGTGCGTAAGGCAATAGGGTTTGCCGGATTGCGAAACTCTGCCCCTCTTGCCCCAAAGAGTAAGCGTAGGCAAGGAGATCGAGCAAGATTGATTCGGGGTCACCGTCCCTTAATTCTCTCCCTGGGGATGCCTTCTCGAATTCCGCTTTCAACCAATCTGCGTTCGCTTGAGCATCCGGTTGGGATTGTTCGTTGCCGTCTATGCCAAGGGTAGGAAGGTTAATTCTTGCCATTGTCCTCTCTTAATTGCTCAATATAGATTCCCAATTTAGTTGTTTCGCGCTCTAGATTCTCTATTCTATTTGTATTCCGATTTACCTCATCTGGGAGATTAGAGGATTTTGTAAAATTGTAGCTCAGGTTCTGAACACTTTCCTGGGTATCTTTCGTAAACCCTTCTAGCTCTTGTGTCTTTCTTTTCAAGTAGGAAACCTCATTTTTCAAAGATACGAATTGATAGATCAAAAAGGTAAAGCCTGATAAAATTGAAATCAGGGCTGCGACAGCCCCAAAAGCGTCATTTATTGCTGTTATGAAATCTGTGATCGAGGAGGCAATTGGCTTTAACAATTTCCGGAATCACTATCCCTATGGTGGCGGTAAGTTCCGTAGATAAATTCACGGAAAATCATAGTTGGAAAAAACTCGAAAGATGGCAATCGCAACCGGCGTGGCAGAAAGTAAGCACCGCTGAGGCAAAATGGGGAATCGATCTCTGGCTGCACTCGGATCTTTTAGGTGCTGATATCCCCGATTCAATTCTAACATCCCTTCGCGAGATTGAGCAGCGAGGGGAGATCGTACCGGTAAGCTATTCCGGGATAATTGAGGGGCAAGAGAAAGAGATCTTAAATGGTTGGTTCTGGTTGGAATTGTCCACGCAAAATTCCCGGCGTACCAAGGCTTTTAGCGTAATATCAGTTAAGGTGTCTCTAACTGGTAGCACATCCCTAAATTACCAACAACAGGACCAAGAGGAAATCAACTTTGATTCTCCCTGGTCGCGCGTGCAAAATTCTTTACCTTAATCATGAAAATACGAACTTATACCACCGGGCATAGCGACCGTCTCGACCTACTCGCCTACCGTAGTGGGGAATCCCTTGGCGATATCCTGGGGAGGAATTCACAAGTGCCCAACGAAACGCTAACAATCCCCTTAACTTTGACCCCAGGGCAGCGGCTCAAATTGTCTGCCTTCCAGAATAGGGAGAGTACTACGAAGGTGAAGCCACCCTGGAGGGTATCCAATGGCAATTAAACCAACCTTCCAGGTGATTTTTGATGGAAGAGATATTAACGAGTTACTCGGTGGGCAGCAATTTCAGAGCTTGTCGGTTAAAGAAAACCTGGAAGGCGAAAGCGACTCAATGGAACTGGTGGTCGTTAGCCCCGACCGCAGGTGGCTAACTGACCTCTACCCCAAACCAGGGCAACTTTTCGAGGTTAAGTTTGGTTACGAAGATGGGGAAATGAGCGAATCGAAAACCTTTGAGGTTGATTCCTTGAAATCCAATCTGATAAACAAGCTCACCTTATCGGGCAGTTCCACCCCACCTTCCAAGCAACTGCGATCGCGCAATAGTAAAGCATGGGAGAACACAAATTTGCGAGAAATTTTCCAGGATATCGCCTCAAAAAACGACTTGGAACTCGTAGGAGAAATTCCATCCGTGGAATATAAAAGAAAAGACCAAAATAACAAAACCGACTTGGAATTCTTAAGAAATTTGGCATCCGAACACAACCTAATCGTGAAAGTTGAGGACACCGATAAGTTGGTGGTACATGACGAAGACGATCTAGAATCGCAGCAACCTGCCATTGAAATTACCCTAGAAGACATGTTGCTGGAACCCAGCCACCGGGAGAAGCTGGAAGATGTGGCGAGTTCGGTGCGAGTGAAGGGCACTAATGCGGATACGGGGGAAAATATCGTACACACCGCTAGAACCAACAAGATAGAAAACGGGCAATCTCTCGATATTACCAAGCAAGATTTAGAGGGCAAAGAGCAAGCTAAAAAGATTGGGGAAAGTACTTTAAAGAAGAAAAATAAAGATAAATTTACTTTAGATTTTTCGGTATCTGGATCGCCCCAATGGCAAGCAGGAGTTAATTTTCAACTGAAGAATGCCGGACCTGTATTCGATGGAAAATATCAAGTGAAAAGTGTTTCCCATAGACTAAATAATAGTGGTTACCAAACTAAGATAAGCTCAAGAAAAATCCTAGATCTAGAAATTAAAGAAGCCTTGGTGGCGGATATCCTGTCGCCCGTCGCTGCTTCTGCGTTCGATATTGAAGGATTAGATTTATTAGAAAATGGCTAATGGTAATCCCCTCTCGCAAAAAGGAAAGACAATCTCACCACAAAGTGAGGATTCCAGTGCCCGGGTGTATCAAGGGGCTAAGGTGGTGAAAGTCGATCCGGAGAAAGCCCGGGTAAAGGCACAAATTCCCGGATGGGGCACGGAAAGCCCTTGGTTGCGAATTGGCTTTCAGCAAGCTAAGGGATTCAAGCACTACTGGATCCCCGCTGTTGGCGATACAGGGACTGTGATTCTATCGCAGTCATCCTCAAAGGGAATGTGGATGGCATGCGACTATAACGACCAAAAACCAACCCCCTTTGAGAATCCAGACCTTTACGGGTGGGAGCATACAGACGGGAGTCAAGAGTACTACGACCACGAAGGCGATCTTCGATTGATATCAATTCCAAACGGCTTAATCCGTACCGAAGCCAAAAACCAGGAACACCACGCCGATGAGAGTATCGCCAACGATGCGGGCAACAATATCAGTCAGAGTGCTGGAAACAATATTTCCCTAGAAGCGGATTCGGAGATAAACTCCTCCGCCGAACGACAAACGCACAGCGCTCAAACCGAGATTACTTTTGAAGCCCCCTATATACAGTTCGCGGATGGTGCAGGAGCTAGCTTGACTCTGACCGGTGGGCTTTGGATTTTGAAGGATGCCTTCGGGCATACTCTGGTAATGGGTGGTGGTGGTAGTGGACCAGGACAGTGGGAATGGGATTTCAAAGGGAATTCCCTTGATATCAAAGACGTAGGAGATTTCTCTCTTGAAGGAACTACGGTAACTGCAATGGACCACGAACACCCCGACAGTCAAGGACCAGCTACTAGCAAAGGATGGTAATTATGACAGTCGCGTCATGGTGGGCAAGCAGGAAAGAAAGCCACCAATCGAAAACCCCCGACGAGGTACCTGAATATCAGAATTTGGGGTTGCAGGAGATTGGCAAAAACAACGAAGATGCTGCGGCTTTATCCGAAAGGATTCGGCAATGCCTGCTCACCCTTCCTAGTCAGGTACCTCAGAATCTACAATTCGGGAGCTACTTGCCAGATTTCCTTGATTCCCCCCAAGGGCAACCTAGGATAAGGGCAGAAATTAGGCGATCGCTAGAACGATGGATTCCCGAAATTGTGGTGGAAAGTATAGAAATTGACAGCTCCAAAGGTGACTACGAAGTTAGGATGAATTGGCGGCTGCAAAACGAGCGCGATGTTTTTCAGGCTGTAGTCGTGGGTGGTTGATTGCAAATGGGCTGTTAAAATAGTAAAGCAGTCGTTTAATTTAAGGAAATGCAAAAGGAATACAGGATCCACACTAAGGCGAAATTTGGAAAGGGTGATCCAGGGAATTGTTCTTTCCAAAACTGTTTAAAGAGGTCTGAAAAATCTCTAATCTGGGGGCAAGGAGACAAGGCTAGAAATGCCCTGGCTGATTGTCAGAATTTGCATTTAACGGTACGGGAGCTTCGTTTTCTAGAAGAAATACTCTACGGGGTTCATGATTGCCTGGCGGCGATCCAATTCGATGGATACGATCTAGAGAATTTAAGCCGAGGGGTGGAAATCCTGGAAAAAGAACTAAATGAAAGGTATCTCCCGAAGCTCCCGGGAGTTCCCGATTTCGTATCGTTCCCTTTTACCCCTGGCAAAACCTTAGATAAAGCACGGGTAGAAATCCGGGAGCTGGAAAGGTTGTATAAAAACTACGCGCCAAACCATAAGGAAAACGAAAAAGCACTGCGGTTCCTGAACCGCAGCAGCACTTTTATTTTCTGGTTGGGGTGGCGTTACCACTATAGCGATCGCACAAAAATAATCCGCCGGCGAGCGGACTTCGACTTAATTTAAAAGTTAAAAGGGTGGGCAAAACCCACCCTTTTTAATTGATTAAGGCTTAACCCAGGAATCACCCGACTCGATATCCACCTTGGCAGGAATAGGGGAAATAAGCAAATCGCTAGCTTCCCTCATGACGCGATCTAGAATTTGCGAAACCTCTTCCTCTTTACCACAGGGGCACTCAACAACGATTTCGTCGTGAATCATTATCTTCAAACTTACCTTGTAGGGTAACTTATCGAATTCCTCAACCAGGAAACCCATCGCCGATTTCATCATATCGGCTTCCGTGCCCAGGACTGGAAAGTTCACAGCAAAATTAAACCTACGGTTTCTTCCCCTCAACTCCACAATACGTCCCGATTGGGTGGTGGCGATTGCGGAAATATCCAATTTCCGCTGAATCTGTTCGTGCCAATTTCCGACCTCTGGGTGGGTTTTAAAAAATTGGTTACGGGCTTTTCGTGCAAAAGCCTCAGTGTGTTTCCCTTGTACCTGCCGAACGTAACCACCAGGGGAAAGCCCATAAATAAAGCCCAAAACTACTGGTTTCGCGTCATTCCGGTCGTTGCTGGTCTTCTCTTTGTGTTCCCGCTTAATTTGCTCAATCGGCTTGCCAGTAAGGGTAGAAGCTTCGTAGGAGTAGCAGCACTCACCATTTTGGAAAACCTGAGTGAATGCAGCATCGCAGGAGACCTTAGCCACAATCCGGGGATGCGCCTGGCTGTAGTCGCCTACTACAAACCTTTTACCAGATTCCGGGATGACACATTCTCGGAATTCCCCTTTTGGTGGGTTTTGAATATTAGGCTCTTTCGAGCTTGCACGTCCCGATATTGTTCCGATTTGCCAATACCCGGGAAAGATCTTCCCAGTAGCGGAATCCCAAGGGATATGCTTCCGTGCTTTGGATGGGTAATACTTCTCAATATCAGCGATTTGAGTTTCGATTCGGTGATAACTCAAGTACCTTTCAATCAAGGGATAATCTGAGGCTAAAGGCTCTAGGGATTCCTTACGAACATCCCTAACCGGGATACCTGCCCTTTGGAAAGCAGCAAGTAATTGTTCGTTCGAGCGGGGGTTAAAGGCGTAACCCCCAAAAATATCTTTTTCCAGCCCTATCTCGCTATCTAGAGCCTTCAGAAACTCTTGCCTAGCGGGTTCCAACTTGGCGATCGCACCTTGTCGGATACCCTCTAGCCTCTCCCAATCTAGAAGCACACCTTCGTATTCAAGTTGGGCAAATGCAAGGACCGCTCTAAATTCCAATTGGGCAACCTTTATTAGCCCATTCGATTTCAAGGGTTCTAATTGAGCCTCACGGATTTCCAGGAGGATCGCCGCATCCCTAGCGGCGTACTCCAACTGTTCTTTTGACAGTTGCAATTTCGACCAATCCGAGCGTTGTTGTTCCTTTGGGATGGCTTTCTGGGCGTATTTCCTAGCAACGGAACGGAGACTATAGGGGGATTCTTTGTTGCCATTGTTGTTCTTTTCATGTTTGCCATTCTCTATCAGTTGGGCAGCTAGGAAGGAGCAGAACAAGGGGGCGCGAACTTCTACCCCAATAGATTTCAACCATAGCGCCTCAAACTTAAAGTTGTGAGCGACTTTCCGCCTCTCCCGGAATAGTTGATTCAGGGACAACTGCCCAACATCTAGGTAGAATAGGTCGAGAATGTAACAAAAATCAGGGGTCGGTGCTATCTGTAGCAACCGGATCCGTGGGTACTCTCCCTTGGAGTTATCCTGGGGGTGCAATCCGGTGGTTTCCAAATCTATGCCAAGGGGAGAGGGAGAGTCTGACCCCATTAGGGATTCAATCACCTCGATTGCCCTCTCTTGGGTTTGGATTAGTTCCCAATTGGGCTGGGGGATTGGGTAGTCTGCTGATTGTTGCTGATTCTGGGAGTATAAGCTAGTATCGAATAGTTGCATGTGCGATCGCTCCTTTTTCGTTCGTTTTGTGCGGGCAGGGTGGTCCCCTGCCCTTATTTTTACAATTTGGAATCTAGGAAGTTGTCTACTTCTTGACCTTTTCCGAATTGGGCTTTAAATTCCCGCTGAATCCAGTCTTTATCTTTACTCTTCACTTGAGCTATCCGGTTTAAATAACCCAAGTAAAGCAAAGCATTATCCTTATTGAACTCTTCAAATATGGAGAGCTTTTTCCAAGCGGGACTAGGCTTAACCCCGTACCGATCTTGGAATTTAAAGAAAGCCCAGCCGGGGGCGTACCCCTGTTGATAAGCCTGGCGAAGTTTTCCTTGGAAGAATCGCTTTCTTTTTTCTTTAGAATCCTTATCGGGGGTTTTGGGGTCCACTTTCCCTAGCTCCCCCTTAAAGGTTTCCTTCGGCTTACCGGGGAACTCATATTGGCAAGAGTCACAAGACTTGTTAGCAAGTAGATTAAGCCTCCCACATTTGGGACATTTTTTGTAAGGAGGCAAGCCATTTTTCTTTTCCTGCGGGGTCTCGAAACTGTATTCCTCAATCCCTTCTGGGAAACCGAAGCGCCCGAATCGTAGGCAATTGCCCGCTTGGTCGAGTACAATTGCCTTCTCCTTCCCAGGGGCTACCCTCATAATTCGACCGATCTGTTGGTGATGCTTCCCTAGACTCTTCGTGGGTCGTAACAGTAGACCCACCTCAATCGGTTTCCTATCAAACCCAATCGAAACAACATCCACCGAAGCCAGCACTTGCAATTCCCCATTTTCCAGGGAAGAGTATAAGCGATCGCGCTCTTCCTTGGGGGTTTCGGAGGAAACTACATCAGCTCTATAACCCCTGCTTTGGAATTCCTGAGCCACTGACTTGGCGTGGTTGATAGTGACACAAAAGGCAATGGTGCGCTTCTCGGGACAGATCCTCTCCCAGTTATCAACCGCATTCTTAACTACTTCGGGTTTATCTACAGCGATCTCCAAGTCCTTTTGGATAAAGTCCCCGTTGGAAGAAACTTCCGACAGATCCAGATTACCAACGGAATAATATTCCAGGGGGCACAAAAACCCCTGTTCTTGGAGTTTGCCCGGTGGGGGAGCTTGCACCAAATCTTGAAAGTGATCCGAAAAACTCTCGTGCTTTGATAACCTCCACGGGGTTGCCGTGAATCCGAAAACGAAAGAATGCGGGAAGATAGAGTGGGTTATCTCTTTCCCCAGTTGGTGGAAGGCAGTTTCATGCGCCTCATCAAAGAAAATAAGATCGGGGATTAACTGCTCTCGCCACCAGTCTCGTCTTTGTAAGGTTTGAATTGAAGCGATTTGTACAGGGGCGCTGGGATTTTCCTCCCAGCCAGCTTTAATAAAACCGATTTTATCGGGGGAAATGAACTGGGCAATCTTCTCGTAGGATTGCCCTACGAGTACGTCCAAATGCACGATCAGCAAGACCCTCTTGCCTTTCTCGGTTGCCCCTTCGATTATCGACCCCATTAGGATCGTTTTCCCACTACCTGTGGGGGCTACGCAGGCAATCCGGGAATTGCCTTCGCGGATCTTTACCCTAAGATCCCTTTTGAATTTTTCTTGGAAGGGATAGAGTTCAGGGGGTTTTTGTGGTTTTTCTTTCACCACGGTATTTAGTTCTCCAGTCATCAATCTCAAAAATCAAACAGTAGAGATAAAGCAACGGGAAGGTGTAAACCTCCCCCTGGGGATTATTAAAAAATGGAGTCGCTAGGGATAGCTTTTTTGATATAAAAATCCATTTTCCGTTTGAAAGTGGGATTGTTCCTATATGCAGCCTCGTACTCTTCTGGGAGGTAAGCAGCATAAAGGGTATCAGAGGCATCTGTAACCTTGTAGGATTTTGGAATACGATACTTATCCCGGTCTTCTGAGGAAAAAGGTTCGTGGTTCCAATCCCCCTGTATCCGGTTCTGTCCGATAGGAATCAGCACGACTTCAACCCTCTGAGGGAGATCCTTGTTATTTCCTTTCCGGGAACGTAACCTATCCAACTTAATAGGTTTTCCTATCGTAATTTCAACTCGTCTACGATTGGTTTGTAGTTCGTTGTTTTTTAGAGTTTTTAGAGAATTATCGATCATCTTTTAAACCTCCGGTTTACCTAGTCTAAAGCTCTACAGGATTCCACTAGCAGGGGTGCGCCCCTGCTAGTGGATTAAATTAGAACGGGATGAACTCTTCCGTTCCCTGTTCTTGTTGCTCTTGGGCGCTTTCCTCTGGTTCCGGTGTTGGTGTGTTTTCTACTTGTTCTTCTGTTTGTTCCGCATCAGGCGTACGCTCTGGGGCGTGCATATATATGTTCGCATGCACACGAACCTTGCCCTGTCCCCAGCTTTCCTTTCCACTAATGACCAAGAATTTCCCGCTGTAAAAATCACTTAGGGCTTGAATCCTTTCGTGTAGATCCTCATCTGAGGGGAATTTCACCGAAAAAGCATTTTCCATTGTTGATAGTGCCCGGGCAACCTTGGTATTGGGCATGGTCTTTACTTGGTTCCCATCGCTATCCCTCACTAAGAGGGTATACCGACCAAACCGGAAAGAAGAAGGAACCAATCCAATCTCCTCAATTTGGTAAGAACCCTCAGAAAGTTCCTTTAATGGAGTGATTCGGATGAAATTGCCACCATTACCATTTCCGAATTGGCGAAGTAGAGGGGAGATATCCTCGCCGCGTTTGATGGCTGTTTTAGTGTTGTCGGGATCCTGGAATGCCTCCGAACTCAGAATCGCAACCGTCCGAAAGGTTTTCTTTTGCTCGTAGTCCCCCCACTCTACGGAGACTTCTGGAGCTTCCTTTTCACCGTTTTTAATTTTCTCGAACTCGACTTCTCCCTTAAGGGATCCGCAGGTCAATTCCTTACCATTCTGGTTCACAGGGAAAAAATTATTCCCACACCGTATAGCCAACTGACCCTGACTATTCAAGCAAAGGATAGGTGTGTAAACCCTATCGATCTCCCCCTGTGGGGAAGATTTAATTGCCAAGATGTTTTCCCAATCTGGTTCCTGATCTTTTGATAAAGTCCCCACGAACTCTAACAAGGCGTTAGAGGCTTGACAGACATTATCTAAAACAGAATCGGGCAATCCGTCATTTTCCAGCTCTTCTATCATCCGATCTAGATCGGACTGACCCAAAGGAACAATAGTATCGGGTTTCAGGTGCCCCTCCCAAACCTGTAGGAGAGAATCAAACAAGTTTCTGTTTCCAAAATCAATGGTAGTCATATCAACTCAAAGATAAGTTCAACAAGCTTTGTATCAAGCTCTATTGTTACTATAGCCTAGCCAATCTTTATTTGTCAACGACTTTTTAAAATTAACCTCAACTTTCCTCATAAGCCCCAATGGGATAGGTATAGAGGATAGGGAGCCATCGGCAAACTCAATTAGGCAATTATCGCCATCTCTCCGAAGTACCACAGCTTTGCCTCTGTACTTCCCACTTTGGTGTTGTACCTCTACGCAATCGCCTTGCTGTATCTCCTCTGTAGATTCTTCCTGCTGGGAGACCTCCCCACGGTCGCTACTCGCCGCGATTTCTTCCTTGAAAGACTTCCAACACTTACCTGGCTGGGCAAAATATTTGGCAATCAATGGCTGGCTTGCACCTAGCAATTCAGCTACATCGGATTGTCTAATTTTTCCCGAATTCAGATAGCAAGCACGCGCCGCTTGTTCAATCTCGCGATCGCTTAAAGCCGCCAAGGAGCTACAACCCTTGGGCACTTCCACTGAGCGATTTTCCACTCTACTCTCTAACCAATCCCAGATATCAAATACCTCACAATCCCTATCCAAAGGAAACTCGTTTACAACCAAAACCTCTAGCTCTTCCCCAGCGCGGCGGTTCCCTCGCAGCCGCCCAATTCCCTGCTCAATTTCATTTAAAGTACGTTGGTAGTAATACTCTGAAAAGGCTGTATCTTTTGATTCCCGCACATTCTTGCACCAATGGCTATCCGTATTCTGCCACCGCATCGGGTAGGAGCTAATCTGCTCCTCTAGATTCGGTTCCTTCCCTGTTAGAAGGGTATATTCCGCTACCACCGAAGCTAAGTTGGGGCGCGGCGTGCCAATTAGGAGCAGCCCCGCTTTAGCCTTGGCGGCATTGCTCCCCCGGCTGGAAGAGTGCCAGTTTAACTGTAGCTGGTTAGCCCTTCCCTTGCTTTTTTTCAGGTCAATCGTACCGTATTCGGGATACAGAAGTTCCAAGCTCTCTTTGAGCTGAGCAACTGCTTCCTGTTGGCGATAACTCCGGGAATGCCCCAGATCGCCCAATCCAGTAAGCTGCTGAATACGAACATGGGCTTTGTTCTGCTCTGGTATTTCTTCTGCGATTGCAGGAATTTCGCTATCCAAACCTAGCCACCTTGCTAGGTAACGGCTGTCTCCAGTGGCATCCGCAAATATTACCGCTCGAACTCCCTGGCTATTTAACGCCCGGATAAAGCGTTGGTTCTTCGTGGTGATATTCAAGGTGCCTTGGTAAACGTGGAAGAACCCTCCATCCTGCAGGGCTTCTAGGAATTGCCCCAACCATTTTGGACTTGCCTCTTTTTTCCCCTCTCCTGACATCCAAGCCTGCATTATCTCTCTTTGCTGCAGCTCAAACAAATCCTGGATTTCTTCCACACTATCCCTGAATTCGGGCAGATGGGAGGTAATTTCGGAGTGATAGACAGTCCTATCCCCTGAGACCTCCAAAAGTTCCCGCAGTTTACATAAGATTGCCCGAAGGGAGGGTGCATCCTCCTCTAGGCGATAAGAGTATTTTGCTAGAAAAGCGTTAACTTCTCTTGCATCAATTGAAATCTGTTGAATGAAGGGCGATACATCGTCTGCGATTATCACGGTCCCGGATTCGGCTTGGGATTTATCTTTCAGCTTCACCCACTGCTTGCCCCGCTTATCGCGGATTAGCTCCTCATCTAGGGCTTGTGGGTGCAGGCGAATTTTCCGATTTTTCAAAGCCTGAGCGCGATCGTGCTGATACCACCCTGGTTCTTTCTGGCAGGTACTCTCAAAAGGACAAGTAGCGCACGGCTCACCCTTCTCCGAGGGGGTTTCATTATGGGCGTAAAGAAAATCAACCAGGTCCATCCTCTCGCAGTTTGAGGGCTTGTAAAGATCCTCCTTTGGGGTATCTTTTTCAGCCTTCACAATTCGTTCGTCTTCCGCGCGGCGTACGCGCCCACGGTCGCGCCCACGATAACCAGACCAACCATCTTGGGCATCATCTAAAAATACATCTTCGGTAACGTGTAGCAACAGGGAGGCACCAAAATCTTCGGGTACCCACTCGCGGAAATCGTGGGTTTTGCCGCTTCCGGTGGGCGAGGCATCGAAGATAAACTTATGCCCCTGCGACAAAAACTGCTGCACAAGCTCTTTTCGACTATAATCTTCGCGGAAGAAGCGGAAGGGCTGGAGCTTTGGTTGGTGTGGACGTGGGTGAGATACGGGGGAATCTACCTTTTTCAGTCCCGGCTTGAATGGTTCCCCAAATAGAGCCTTTTGTGTGGCTTTTGGGTGCTTTTGCCAAAATTCCTGTGGTGAGATCCATTGGATTTCCGTATCCAAGGATATTTCGTCGATGTCCCCTTTCACCAGTTTTTCTTGGTCATTTCGGGGTTTCGATTGCTGCCCCCACCAACCAATCTCCAAGGGGTAACCCAAATTTTGCACAACCTCTAGGGATTCTTTGGTTACAAAGGGCACCTGCGAGCGGTTTTCAACTGCACCAGCATCGGGTAAAAACCGCATTATTTCCGGATCTAAAGTTTTTAAGTTCGGCTCGAAATCGATTGCGCTAGCGTGAGTGCCGCCCACCGTCCCGATCACAATCCGATTCCAAAAACTAGCGGTAAGCCAGGGTTTGAGTAACCCCTCAGTTAGCCACACCTCTTTGGTATCAAAGTAGCGTTCTCCTGGATGCGTGTCCTTTCCAGCACCCAAGGAGGGGGATTCACTGTAGAGGTGGTACTGCCCCTGCTTATCCAGTAAGTATAAAGCAATCTTGTGCAGCAATTGGAGTTGCGACCGCACCGGGTAGCAAGCGTGGGGATAGTGATGTCCATGGCTGGACTCCCCTTGGAAATGCTTTAGAATACCACCAAGCCCGAGAATTTCTAGGTTTCCCACTCCAACTTCTAAAGCGAGTTGCAACCCCAAAATCAAAGCTTGATAGTGGCTACCAGGGTGATCCTCTCGCTGGAATTCCTTGGAAGTCCTTGCTACTTCCACGCCGAGGGAATCAGTAAGGGACGCGATCGCATTAGATGTCCCCTGCCCTTTGCGGGGCGAGGTTGCCTGCAAATTTAAATGGGCTTGTTGATACTTTGGGGCGTTCTTACGAACTGAAGGGAACGCCACGGTTTGCAAGGGGGCGCTCTCCCTTCCTTTCCGATTATTTTCCTTCCGTACCTGGCAACCACCTTTCAAGTAAAGATACTTCGCCGATCCTTGTCTTGCCCAAATTTGCCCGCCCACAATCTTACCGTTGGCTCTCTGGGCAGGGATAAACAGACCTGTAGATCCTACGGTACGAGAAAGATCGGAACTCAACCCCGGTAAGGGATGTGAAACCCCTGATACAAGTTGATTTTTAACATGGGAATAGAATCCTTTACTCGCCCAATCTTCGATTTGCCAAGGTTGCAACCCTCGCAACTGCAACCTTTCTCTATCTTTTTTGTGGATGCCCTTCTGGGCGGCGATCAATCTATATGCCCGACTAATTTCACTATCTTCCAACTTGGGGAAGTTTGGCGATTTCTTACTATCTTTCCTTTGCTTCTTCCGTTGGGACGGCACGCGCTGGGGGTAAGTGGGGAATAAATCCTTACCTACCTTCAACTGGTTTCCTACCCCCTGCAATACCAACACGTGGAAGCCACCCATATTGTGTTTGGCTTCCTTCACATATCGCCAACCTACGGGGGTGGAAACCCATTCCCCTCTATTCCTTGAATGCTTCCAACAAATCGCCCAATCAAGGCGATCCGAAATTAGGCAATTGTCTTTTCGTTGGCAAACCGGGCAGGTGCCGCCCCGCTTGCCTTGTCCACGGGGTAATTTAAATGGGGTTTTTGTAAATGATTGACTTTTATGTAAATCCATAGTACTATAAAAATATGTATATGTATGTACTTGTATCTTCCCACTATTTTAATACCCCCACGCCCAAGAGAAAAGGTGTGGGGGATTTTTATTTTATCCCTTGAGTTTCTGGCGTTCTGTCTCCAACCTATCCACAAAAGCTTGCGATAGAGGGGGGTGCTTTGCCCTCCGATTTGGATCAAATGGACGCAAATTCTGTACTTTTCGGCTATTTTGCAAAGCCTCAACGAAACAATCGAAATCCACACCAAAGTAGTATAGAAGTGCGCTCAACACCTCTATGTTCAACCTTGGGAAGAACCTACCCGAAACCCAATTCCGAAGCGTAGTAACACGGAATCCAGTTTCGGAGGAAACTCGGAGAAGTTTCTTGTACGAGCTGGGGAGATCGGGAAATAAATCTTCCCCACAAAGTACATCAGACAAAAGAATGGGTCGCTCTTTTCGTATAGAATCCATGACCCCCATCCGGGAACGAGAAACCAAAGGGGGTTCGCTTTCTAAGGCCCTTTTCCTTCGTTCCCTTTTTTGGGAACGAAATCGCAGTTTTTGTGCCCTGCGGTCTCTTTCATCCAATGCAGGAGTGCCAACACGTGTCTGCATAAAAATACCTACCAATATGCTGTCACTTAAATTTTAGCCTAAGAAAAATTATTTCGCAAACTGATTTACAAACCCTTGAAGTAAAAATTGCCGGCGAATAGGCATCCCATCCTTAGAGCAATAGGTAAAAACAATAGCCAGTTTATCCTTTTCCCACTGCCATTCCAGCCACCACGCCCCTCGCGAATCACGAGCGCAGAAAGAGGGGGTCAATCTCTCTGCTAAGAACTGGCGATACTCAGCAGAGGGAAGAGATGCCAAAAACTTATTATATTGAAGGTAATCGATCTGCATAAAACTAATCCCTAAACACCTTCAAACACTATACACCAAACTACCCGTAATAAAAAATAGAATAACCCATAATCTCCACACACAGGAGATTTTAGAGGGGCTACAACCACTGTAATAAATATAATATTCCAGCAATTTTAGAAGGTAAAAACGCTGGAACCACCACGTACAGGAGATTAGGGAGCAAAATGGGGTTTATTCTAGGGTATTACGAACCGGGTTTATGCGGATCGCTGTAATCCCTCAACCATGCAGATTTTGGATTTTATTACAGTATTACTAGATCGGGTAATATATCCTGTAATATTTGCTGTAATCTCCACACAGAGGGGATTTTAGGTAGATCTGGCAGAGGCGTTGTAACACCACGAACATTAATCTGGTAATCCACCACCGAAGTTCAATTCCTCCCTTCTTCCTAATTCCTCGACAAGGGTATCTGCCAAGTCGCTAGCCGATTCTCGAATCCTGGTGATCAAGTTTTCGTTATCAGTGGCGTGCACAGTTAAATTCACAGTTACCGTTGGCTGCGATCGCACTGTATTTCGATTCTGGTTCTGTTGTTGCGTTACATTCTGCTGCTGTCCCGATGGGAAAGCAGGTCGGGTTTGTAGTCCCCTTGGGCGGGATTCTTCGTTAGTTTCTTCTCCCTGCCTATTGATTCCGAATCGTTGAGAAAAGGTGCCTAAATTTCGAGAAATTGAGGGCAGATTGGGTTGCTCAGTTATGATTTCGGGCTTCTGCAGTACCCCAAATTTCTGCACCAAAGAACCTAGCCCTTGCAAAGTGGGTGTATTCGGTTGTTGGGTTCTTACCTCAGGCTGCTGGTCTACCCCGAATCGCTGTTGGAACAATCCGCGATTGTCCGGGGCAGAAGGCTCTATATTTAGCGCCTCCCTCGCTTGCCCGGCAATTGCATTTAGTTGGTGGCGAAGCTGGGACGATGGTTTAATTCCTTTGGCGAAACTTTCCACCAATGCTGGTCCCGTACTGAGCAAATCGCTTAGCGGTCCTCTTTCTGCGTTTGAACCGGGCATCGCTGCACGTGCTTCCGCCGCCATCGCATCTGCCGCCGCCGATATTTGCCCCTTACTTTGCCGGATTCCCTGCGCAAAATTCCTTCCAATCGCCAGCCCTGCCTGCAGCGCCTGAGGACCAACTTTATTGAATTGTTGTATAATCCTTTGCACCGAAGATCGGACCGTCGTCACGATGCCCATCATGGAGGTCATAACGGCGATCTTCATTCGCAAAAAGGCACGGTTGAGCAGAGGAATTATCTGCGTACTTAGCTTTTGAAATTCTTGCTTAATCCGATTAATATTCTGCCGAACAATGGGAATAACCTGTTGCAACGAAGTTTGCAACACAGTTTTAATTTTCGGTCCTAAAGTTCGTAGAGATTGGGTGATTTTTGTTTTTAATTGGGTTAGCTGCTGCTGCACTTGGGCAGCTTTTTGCTTGGCTTGCTGTGCCTGTTGCTGTACTTGGGTTGCTTGTTTTTGCGCTTGCTGCGATCCCTGTTTTGCTTGAGTCACCTGTTGTTTTGCCTGTGTAACCAGTGCTTGTGCCTGTTGTGCCCCTCGCTTTGCCTGCTGCGCTTGCTGGGTTACTTTCTGCGGTGCTGGTTGCACTTTAGGTGCTGGCGGCTGGGGTGCTTGTGGTGGTTGCTGTTGTTGGGTCCGCACCTGTTGTTGTACCTGCTGTTGCACCTGTTGCTGTACGGGCTTGGGTTTCTGCGTTCCTAGCGTATCTGTCGCCGCACCACCGACAGCCTCTTCTTGAGTTTGGGTGCCTGAGATTTTTGTGCTAGCTGCTTTTTTCTTGAGTTTTATTAGATCTTTCAGTCGTTTTATTTGTGCCTCAATAGCTTTTGATTCACCTTGGAATCTATTCTTTGCCGGATCGCTCTTTGCTGTTTCAGCTTTATTTTTCCAAGTCCTATTTAAGCTTTTTAGCAAGGACAGTTGGGTCTGTATTTTAGCAGGGTCAATATCAACCGGGCTTTGCGTTGCTGCTTTATCTGCTACTTTGTCTGCCTCCGTTAATTGCTTTGTTGTTTCTTTGGATAGATCCGCAGTACCGCTCTGTGTTGCCTTTGCTATATTTTCTTGCTCTTTGTGGGATTTAATGAATCTATCGAGTCCTGGGATATTATTAAATATTGATTTGATTTTTTCTTGCAACCAAGAAACAGCAGTTTTGAAAGCTTTTTTCAAAGGTCCGGGGATACCACTAGCGATATCTTTTCCTAAATTGGTAACAGAATTCCTTACCTGCTTCCACTTAATGTTTACAATTTGGAGTGCCCTTTGTAGTTGATTTCCAATATTTTTCACCCACTGCCAAACCACAGTCCAGCCATTTTTTAGGGTAGAAGTGGCCCGGTTTACAATACTCATGTAGCCCCTCGCCATCTCTTCGATTGAAGGAATATCCTCCATGCTGAAATCAAAGGGGTTTTCCGGTCCGGTTTTTTGCTGTTGCTTCCTAGCTTCTGCCATCAACTGCAATTGCTTCTTGCTTTTACCAAGATCGGCTTCTGGTCCTTGCAGAGTGCCTGCACCCGTGGATTGCAATTCATTTTGTAGATTTTTGAAGCTTTTTATGTGATTTTCTAACCCGCCATATTTTTTCTGCATTTTCTCTAAGAATTTCACGTGGCTTTTGAATTTCTTTTCGGGCAAAGCCTTCCCACTTTCGCGCATCCGGTTCGCCAGTTTGCCAACATCATTTGCCAATCCTTGGGTGGCTTTCCGATTGCCTATTTCTTCCAGGTTCTCCCTTTCTTTCTCCATGTTTCCTAGGTGCTTTTGTAGGAGTTTCACTGCCCCTACCAGGCCAGCAATACCTGCGACTGCCCCTGCGATTGCGGGTGCCCAAGTAGCAAAGGAAGCGGCAGCCATCCTTACTTTTGCCCCTAATGTTGCCGCCCTGGTTGCAGTTGTTTGGGAAGCGACTCCCAAACTAGTCACGCCGCCCGAAGCTACTGCGGCTTGTGTCCCCAAGGAAGTTGCCCCCATGGCAGCAAAAGTGGATTGCGAAGCGAAAGATTTTAGAGCCGATCTCCCTGATAGGGAAGCGAAGAAGTCCTTAGCAGATTCAGAAGCACCTGAGAAGGATCGCCGAACAGATCCCCTCATACGTTGGGAGGTTTGGGAAACTCGCCCCATTTGATCCCTTAATCGCCGATAGGGCTTAGTCTCTGAATTCCTATCTCTCGAACCAGACACACCTTCTACAATTGCATTCGCTGCTATTCCTTCTGCTCCTGTTGCTATACTTCCTGCAGCACCTCCTACCTTTGAAAAAATAGATCCTAAATTTTTCAGGGAACCTTTCGCTGCATTTCCTGCATCTCTGGTTTTCCGCAGCGATCCAATAACCCTTCCTAGCCCACTTCGAGCGGAAGCAGCCGCAGGGGGAATAGTTGACAAGCCACTTGTAATACTCGTTCCTATCCGTTGGTAAGTACTCCTTTTAGCTGGTGCTTGATTTAGGGCAGATAGTTTCCCTGCCAACTGGTTTAACCGTCCACCAACCACAGGAATTTGCCCCGCTAAAGAGGAAAAGTTTGTAACCAACCTAGCTTGTGCAATTTTGTTTAGGGCACTTCCAAACCGGATAGCGCCAATTGTAGCCCTTCCCCAAGCTCCGGCTAGTACCTTCGTTGCGGTGGCTAAGGCAGTAATGCCCACATGAAAACCGAGCACCGCACCGTTTGCACCGATAAAGGCTGCAGTACCCTTGATTATGGAAGCAACCATGGCTTGGTTATTGGATAGGAACTTGCGCACGGGGTCTAGCAGGTCGTTTAATCCCTGTGCTGCCGATTGTACGGTAGGCACTAGAGCCGATCCTAGTGCCCCTTTTATATTTTTTAGTTCGCTCTCTAACCCATCCAGAGCTGCTTGGGCTGTTGTTCCCCTTAGTGCGAAGGTACCAGCCAAAGTATTTCCTAGACCCTCAGCACCATCATTAGCGAGTTTTAATGCTCGCTTGAGCTGGTCTACGTTCTGGAATGCAGTGGCGAAGATATCAGCCTGTCCTTTCCCGAGAATATTTGAAAGTGCCCCAAAAGCGCTCAGCTCTTTAATGCTCTTACCCGTTTCCTTACTTTTAGCTTTTGCAGTCTCCAGAAAATGTACTAAAGCTTCTGCACCTTTCCCCCCTTCCATTAAGCTCTGGAATTTCCTGACATCAATGCCTAAGGTTTTGAAGGCACGTCCGGCTTTATCTCCAATTTTTTCTGCTTGGTTGGCAGTTACTCCCATTTGCTTACTTATCTGCTCGAAGAACTGCCGATCCCTGTTACTCGCAGCCCCCATACCAGCCAAAATAAAATTCTTGAAAGCTGTTGATGCCCGTTCTGTTTCAACCCCCATTGACTTGAAAGCACCACCAATCGCTGTGATTTGAGTCTCACTTATACCGGCAACCTTACCAACGCCCCCTGATCTTTCTGCAAAGTCTAGTATCTCTCGTTCGGTCACCGAAGCCATATTGTCAGCTACATTGTTCAAGGAGTTTCCAAACGCACGTAACCGCTCAATATCTACAGTGCCTGCTTCAGCATCGATAATTCCAAATATATTCCCTAACTTGCCCATTTGGTTGGTTACTTTTGAAGCATCAATATCAAACGCTGTCCCCGCTTCTTCCATTAAATCCACAAACTTACCTAATTCCTTGGGTGAGCGCACACCTAGCTTGGCAACCTCTTCCATAATCCCGGCAATCTGATGCTTTGTAAAACTAGACCGCTGGTTAATTTCGGCGATCTTAGCCTTGACTTTCCCCATATTCAACTCATTAGGGGCTAAGGTTGAAGGATCTATCCGTCGGGAAGGATCGGCCAATGCTTCCATTTGTTCTACAGAAGCACCCCCTACCTTACCTATCTGAGTAAGTGCTTCCTGGAATTCCATAGCTCCCTGTACGGCATCTGTAAAGAAACCTGTAAACTGTGAGGCTAGGTCAGCCGTCCAGATTTGTTCCGCAGCCGACCGGACATCCTCAAAACTCCGCCGCAAACGTTTGACAGCCGTTCGCCCCTCTCCTGCTCTATCGCTGATTCCAGCAATACCCCTTTGAGCGCGGCGTGCTGCTCCCTGTATTCGCTGGGTGGTTTCAGCAATGCGGCGCACAGCCGAGGTAGCATTAGCTGTATCAGCCCTAAATTCAAGCTCGACGGTTGCCATTTCCCTTTCCCTCCTTGGGATAAATCTTCTCTAAAAAAGAATTGGAGGCTTCTATCCAAGCCTCCAATTCTGGAATAGGGAGATTTTCTAAGTATTGAATACTTAATCCCCCTTTTGATGTCCACATTAGAAATATCAAGTCTTGCTTAGATACGGTTTTAAGTAGGTTTTTAAAAAATAGGCTTCGCAAACAGTGTAAACCTTCCAAGTTAGCTCCGGATCGCCTCCCTCGAAAATCCCTGTATTCTTATTTCTTTTCGGTAATTGTTCCGGTTCGATTAATCGGCCATTTAATTTAAATGCTTGTGTAAGGATATATTTAAATGCTTTCGTTGCGGACTCCTGTAAATAATTGAAGTAGGTTTGCCCTTGGGAGGCAGTCAAATTGGGTGCTACCGATATCTCTTTGCCGCTATCAGTAGTCGCCAAAATGGGTTCCCCTTGTTCGTTTCTTTTACTTATCACAATCCGATGCCCAGTGCCATACGGGGCGCTCAAAACCATATCCACGTACCCTTTCATATAGGCATAAGCTTGGAAATCTTGAAATGGGTACTCAGTCGAGAATCGACGCATCCCGATAGATTGATCCTCCTCACCTTCCAAGAAAAGGATATTTGCTAAAAGCCACTCTTCAGCTTGGTTTGAATTCTCTGATTGATGCGCCGCCAGGTATTTATATTGCCAAAAATAAGACCCCGGAGGATCCTCCAAGGCATAGATTACCCTTTCGTCGGGATCGAAATCCTCATCGTCTAGAGGGTCGGGGTATACTTGGACCTTTTTATAGTTGGCGAACGCTGGTTGGTTACCCCCTTGGTGGGTATCGATTTCCTGTTGTTGCTGATTATTCTTTTCGGACATATGTAGGCGTTAAATCTTTACTTATTTCAAGGGTAGCACAACATCTACACCATCAATGCGCGAAATCTCTTCATAGGGATTGAAAGCGAACCGTTCTACCCCATCGTCGTAAGAAATTATGCTTCTTATATTTAAAGTACTTTCGTATTCCGCCGGAGTACCGTGTTCCCGGGAACCTAAAGGTAATTCGTCTTTGAATGTAAACCAAAGGTCAAATACTCTTTTCACAATTTTATCGGTCGTGGATTTAGATGTTTCTGTAACTACGTTCCCAGATAGGATTAGATGGTGGACGGTACGCCAATCCCTAGTGATTGAGCTTAGGAAATCAGGCATAGAAGCCCAAGTGATCGAACCCTCCATGGGTCCGATACTCGTGGTCATTTCTACCGCAAATAATTTAGAAAGAGCTTCGTAACTTTCTTGATTAACGGGAATATTTGCCTCGAAAGAGTTTACTTGTTGACCTACGGGAAGCTCATTCCCATCAATAAGCCAGGTAGCCCCTAGTTGCGTTTCGTTAATTACCGGCATTTATCCTCCTTTAATTAGCTAGAAACACTGGTTTGGATAGTCTCTTCGATTAGCACAATTGAATTAATTGGTGTTAGATAACCAATCCGAACCAAAACATATAAGATACCTTGCGCACGGGCACTCTCGTCATTCTCCGGAATATCTGCTGTAGCAGAGCCCTCTGCGATCGCCTGCCCGGTAGCTCTTTCTGGGTTGGCAAGGTTGTCTAAGTAGTCGGATGTTTCTCCGGTGAGGGAAGTTGTTTGAACCCTTGTTAGAGGCTTGTCTAGATAATTTTCAGCAAACCGTTGCAGGGTACGTAAGATTGTATCCCTGGCGTTTTGTACAGCTTGGAATTGGGTGCCGTCGGAAACCTCTGGGTGCGAAGCATTGTAGTTTCCATCAAATTGGTACCCTGAGCCGAATCGCCGGAAAATCGTAACGTATCCCGCATCAACCAGAGTATTGTTATCAGCAGACGCATCGTTTCGGCTGATTGTCCGTAGGATTTCAGGTCTTGTAATACCCTCAATTGGAGATGATGAGTAACTCCACCAAAACCCTAGCCTATCGGTTCTGCGTTTCCGGGCGGCGATGCCATGCCACCCCAAGGGTTGCAGAATGGTATTGTTGTCGGGAGCTTGATTGTAGATATGATCGGCGTACAAAATCACGCGAGGATCGGAAGTGAAAACATTATCCACGTATACGCCTGAACTGGAGCTACGCCCCGCAACTAGCTCGTCAGTAAATGCCATTGGTTTAGCCGTGACGTGGGCTTGCGCTCTAAGGTCATTGGCTTTGGTTTCCAGTGCGGTAACTACAGCGCTTTCCGTATCCAAATCGGCGGCTAGTTGTGTAAGTTCAAATCCAAAGAAGGATAGATTCTCGTCGAGCAATTCCATCCCCGTGCGGGTACCATCATTAGCTACCGCACCCACGATGTCGCTCGCTGTAACAAATTTAGGAGAGGCGTGATCGTAGGCGATCCATGCCTTCGCCCCTGCACTTAGGGAGGAAAAGCTTAAGGTAATATTCTCGTAAGTATAAGGAGTATTATAAGGGCTGTCCGTATCGGGATCGATCACATCTTCTCGGGTTACTGTGTAATCGGTGCCTGCGGTCAAAGCAACACCATCTGGGGCATCGTAGGAGAGCAGGGCATCGTTGTTGGTATCAATATCTCCGTAGCTAGTGGCAGTGATTACGCCGCCCGAAATCGTGTAGTCTTTACCCTCGATGTAGGTTGTGGTTTTCCCGGTATCTTGAAGAACTACGTTATCAATATAAGGATTTCCCGTATCGTATTGGCTGGAAGACCAGGTTATTGTGGTTTCGCTGGTTGAAGTCACCCCTTCAACTGCAATATTTGTGCCAGAAATTACCTTGTTAAAAGTAACCTCAGCATTATCATCTAGGGTATAAGCGCCCTGGGTTGTACCGGTATGAGTATCGGGATTAAATATGTTTACGATGTAAGCTTCTTTTACAGAATAAAATTGAAGGATTCTGTAGAACTCTGGGATTGAGAAACCCCTTTCCCATTCTCCGAAATTAGAAGCCAAATCAGCTTCTGATTTTACTTGTTTAAGTTCCTCAATTGAGGCATCGCCCGAGGGCAATTTGTGGACGGGTGCCGTACCGACAAAACCAATCTTTTCCCCCTCTTCGGAAACCACAACCGGTTGTGGTTGTGTCGCTTGAATAGTTACGCCGCGTATTTCTGCCATATTTATTTAGAATAGCTAGCTATCTATTTAAAATTAACATCTGTGCAATTGCCATACCGGGATTTTGGATACTTCCTGGATAGTAGTTTTATCCCAGAAATTCGGTATTTTTCAGCAAGAGGCCATCGGGTTCTCTTTCGGTTTCTAGCAAGAATTGTGATTCTAGATGAAATTCCAATTCGTAAATTTGGATCTGCCCCCTATCCGTTGCAGTACCGTATCTTTGTTTCTTCAATCTCGGGCGATGGTAATTCAAACCAAAGGGATAGAAACTAGAAATGTGGCTTCTTATCTGATAAACGATATTTAGCCCCTCTGCAGGGTTTGGATTTCCTTGTCGCCTGGACGAGTTTCTAATCCCCACCGTGGAAATAAACTGGATCGTTTGGGGAACTTGCAAGGTATCGCCCAAATCGATTTCTTTTTGGGGGAAAGTGCCCAGATAACTTAATGCCAAAAGGCAATACTCGAAATCGATTCCTCGGGCGAAATCTTCCTCTGAAATCCCCTGGATCCAACGGATTTTTAGAGGCTTGGAGTTGCCCTCCAGATCTTGAATTTCTAGATTACTCTCAAGCTCCCTAACGATTGAAAGGATAGCTTGAGCTTCTTCGCCAATAATAGCCAAAGTCTACCTTTTCGGGTTTGCGTATAGTGCCTTTCCTTTGCGATCGCGTACTCTTACGAATCGACCTTTCTAGCCTTGCCTTAGCTTCCTTATATTTTTCTACGTCAATTTCGTACGGTTGTTCTAACAGAAAGTACCGTACGATTGGGATCAACAACTCAGTCAACCATTGCCACTCCCTTGTTAGGGGCAGGGTAGGAAGTTCGATCTCGTTTGCTAAAAAGATTGATTCGGCTAGGGATTGGGCACTTTCAATCGCCTGCCAAACGGAAGAGTAGGGTGTAGTATTAATCTCTGGGGAATCGAAAGTTAGCTCGTAGTCGTAAGCGGTGGTATAAGTTGATAATGTCGAGTATTTATATTCGACATTGTATTCGGTTGCGGGTAAGGAACCCTGGCGTATAATCCCCTCGCGATAATCGGCAAAGGGGTGCGGGGAACCATCGACTTTTAGATCCCAGATCGGGGCATTCGATAGTTCTGCTTCTTGCTGGGAGGCAAAGGAAATATCTTCATTTCCTAGGAATTGCAGTTTCCCACCCACTGAGTAGGAGATCGCAATTTCTTCGCTATCTTGTATTCGGGTATCTGGTTTTGATATCACCCACCCGGTGCGAGTATCCACTTCGTAGTCTTCGCCCCGTGTTAGGGATGGGAGTTCAATCGGGATAACCTGGATATTGGTTAGGGATGTTCCCGGCAATACCACGTCCCCACTATTGGCACCAAACTGGACTAGCCTCTCCTTTTGATTAGCACCATCTTCCCACTTCACCAAAACCCAGTCGTTATAGGGGATTAAGCCCAATTCCGACCACCGCACAATCGTGTCCCCATTTTCCTCTAAGATCCCGTAGTCCCGAGGGGTTTTAAATTCAGCAATATTCGCCCTCACCTCAACCCCAAAAACATAATTGTGGGGCAATCGGAACCGCTTTTCCGAAGCCAGAAATGGTAAGTTTTGGATCTGTATAATTCCCATCCTTTAGACCTCTAGCTTGAATTGGTGGTCGGCGAGGTATCCCAATTGCCCTACAGCCTCATCAACTGAGGCAAAGGGACGAGCGGCGATAATCTCCGATGCCCTACTTTCTCCAATTCCATTTAGGTCTTGCAGTTCTCCACTACTGGCGGTGTTGAGGTTGAGTTTGGGTGTGGTGGTGGCTGTTGGTGTTGGTTGTTGCTCCTCTGCCTGCTCTGATGCAGCAGGTTGGGGTCGTTCGTCCATGGGGATAACAGGGGCGGTGCTTTCTAGGTATCCCAACCGCCGAAGCGTATTTACCCGGGTAGTCTCGGGCATGTCAAGCATTTCCCCAGGGGCAACCCAGCGATCGCCCCACTGGAACCTACGTTTCGCTCTTAGTCTCACTGGTTACCTCCTGCTGTTGCTGCTGGGAAGTTCTTTTTCTTTTCTGTTGTTTCTTTCCTTCCTCTTCGACAACAGCCCCTTGCTCCAGCAATTGCTGGTAGGCTTCGAGGTCGCTTACCTGCTTGTATTGATTCTCGGAAAGGTTATTTTCCCCCGGCACTAACCGCACGCTATCGAGCGTGTAAGGTGCTTGCCGGGCGATTGGCTGCTGTCGTTCGGGGTAGAACCAAATCTTCATTTCTGCTCACCTATATTAGGATTTGACCGGCACGTCTACATACAACGCAGTTTCGGGATAATGGAACTGCGGTGGGCTAATCACCTGGTAGTAGGGCACGAATTCCTGCATATTGGAACGTTCCCGCTCAGCTTGCTGCAATACACCTGTATGGCGTTCGATTACCTCGGGGCTTCGTGTATAAAAGACGAGGCGATCCTTGTTTGCGTCTCCCCGCACCCCTGCGTCAAATAATTGCTGGGCGTTTAGACGATTATCCCACGTGATTGTTTGTATGCCATAAGGGGCGAGCTGTCGTTGCAGTACTTCCAGCAGAATATTGTTCGCATCTATGGTGGCAATATTTAAACGATTAAATACATCTAGAGGCAGGAGTACGTGAGTGGGCTGGAAAAGTCGCTCTACTTTACCAATTACCGTACTAATTTGATCCTGGAAGAATTCAAAGATGGCGGTTTGCTGCTCTTGTGCCGTATTGGCAGTATTATAAAAGTCGAAAGAAGAATCCACTACCTCTACACCAGGATCGCTTAGGAAACCAGTAAAGTTCTGACCCGGTTCGCCATAAGCTACGATGCTGTCAACCTTTTCAGCGATTGCCCTCGCCGCCATCATGGCTTTGCGCTGTCCCAAGGGAATATCCAATTCCCCGTTTCTCCTAGCACGCTCGGCTTCTGCAATTTCTTTTTCGCTTACCCGATAGCCAGCAGCGACTGCCCGCACGGGATAGGTCCGTTCACTTACTGAAATATCGGCGACGGGTATTTGTCCCCCTTCGCCGCCCCAGAATGCAGCCTGGCCGGCTTCATCTAATACTCTTTGCGAAATCCGGCTAACGCCCAGATCCAGGTCTGCCATTGTGGGAATAAACTCCCCATTCTCGTACCTTAAAGCTGGGTAAGGTTGCTGTATTACACGGCTTAAAGATAGCTCTAACTGTTCGTCAATAAAAGCTTTTGTAGCCATTAATTCTCCTTACTTATTATCTATTACAGTGCGAATTCTAAAATTGCTAGACCACCCGCCGCTGATGCGCTAATCCATCGGCACTTCGGTAATTCCATTGCAGTGTCCGATCCATCCGTATCAGCATCGTTCCTGAATCGCCCAATCGCATCGTAAGTGCCCGGTGAGCTGTGGGATGTGTGGCGTACGTATACCGGGTCGGAAGGATCGACAGCTACCTCGGGTACTACATAAATCGGACCCCGGTAAAGCACCGTCCCAACATCAGCGTCAGGCAGGGCAACATCGATGTCACCAGCCATTGTGGTATTCAGAGTTATTCCCAAGGGGTGATCGCTTGACGCTGAAATCAATTTTACGGTCGGAATATCCGAGCCGCCAGTTACCACGCACAAACGACCCGGGGCAATGCTTGAGCCGCTTTCATTTCTTACGGATTGTTGTCGGGCTGTGGGATCTAGAAGGCCGGGTCTACCTTCATAGCCCTGTTTTAAATAGAGATCTAGGGTCATCTACTTTTTCTCCTCATACTTTTTCCTTGCTTCTTCCCTTGCTTTCTCCAAGGGGCTTTTTTCCTGTTGGGTTTCCTTGTCAACCGCAGGGGACTCGGGTTCCCCCAACCGCACTCCCTGATTAAATTCAATCAATTCTTGAATTCGGGATTCTACGGGGTCTTGTCCAAAGTCAATCCCATTTTTAGCAGCCTTGTTCAGACCGGAAAGGTAATTAATTTCTTTGTTTAGCCGGTCTTGGCTTTGGAAATAAGGCGACAATCTCATAGACCAGATTGCACGATTCTGCGTTTCGATCTGGTCCTGTAATTGGGAAAAATCAGGGGCTTCTGCCTCTTCCTTTTGCTCCTGCTGTTGTTGCTGCTGTTCGTGTTTACTATCGGTGATAGGTTGCGCGGCGTTTTCTTCTAATTTAGAAATCCGATCTAATAACTTTTGTTGTTGCTGCTCCTGCTGTTGCAGAAGGTTGTTCACTTTTTCCATCAAAGAGGAAAGGTCGGCAGATTGGGATTGCTGTTGTTGCCCCTCATCCTGCTTTTCCTCTTGTTGTTGCTGGGAGTTTTGTTCCTGTTGTTGATACTCTGTTGGCATATTAATCGCTATAGTAGTATCGTCCTCTATTCTATCGCCTGGATCCTCGTTGCTGCCTTCTTTTTGCCCTTCTTCGGCGAAATCTAAAGGATAATTCGGCGCCAAGATGGATCCATCCTCTTGCTTTTGATTAAATAGATAGCCCAATTGGGGATCGCCAGGAAGCCCTACCCGGGCAACATGCCCCAAGCTCCACTTTCCCGGGTTTGGGTTGTAGGGATGGTCGGGGGGTAGGATTCGTGAAGATAGGTAAGGGGTAAAATTGCCACCTTCCCCCTTTACCGCTTCCCAGAACCTATCCTGGATTTGCCCGAATTCTCCTTTCAGAAATTGACCATCAAATTCTAGATTTCGTATAAGTGCGTCAATTCCCTCGCCACGTTCCCTGTCATCCCCTCCTTGGTGCCCTTCAATGACAGGGGGAAGGAAGCGCCCCTTACTCTCTTTGAAACTCTCTACGATCTCTTGTAGAAGGCTTGGCGATATGTCTATAGATTGCCCGCTGTTCGCTTGTTTTTGCCCAACTGATAATAGATTAAATTGCATTTACCCACTCCTCTGCTAAATCTGAAATTTCTTGGTCCCAATCACCAGGTAGTCCCCGGTCGGGAACCAACCGGCGGCGAGGCATTTTAGAAGTCCCGGTTTGATGGAATTTTGCATAATGTGCCCCAAAGCCTATACGGGCGTAGCCTTGTCCGGCTTCCCAATTTCGGGAATTCTCCAGATCCCCAGTTTGCCGCAAAAAGCTAGGTTCCCCCGTAGCTAATGGTTCCCATGTTCTTCCGTAGGGATCCTGCCCTGCGGATTGTGTATCCTGCAGTCGCCGGTCCGCCATTTGTCCTATTGCTTGAAATAGGGGCTGGGTATCTTCGATAGCATTGATTAGCTCTTCAAAACCATCGCGGCTGATTCTTACTGAGAATGCCATTTAACCCTCCTCATCAATATTCTGCATAATCCTATCTAGGAATTGTTGGCGTTTCTCACGCCATTGGGTGAAACTTTGCCTAAGATCGGGTGGCAACTTCTCGGCGATTTGATTGGCAATGCGATCGCGGCTCTCTGGGTCTTGCCCCGGTAGGTGTTTGGGGGGATTTTGCACTGGACTCATTGGTGAAAATCCCTTACGTCGCACCGAACCTGCGGATTCGGTAACAATCGCGCAATGGCAGAAAAAATAGCCATTGGGTGGGTACGATTGCCCCGAAAAATCGGTTGTTCCAGGGGGATAGAGCTTCCCATCTAAGGCAATATGGTCGGGTCTTGGGTTTTTCGGCCACCTGTGTGCCCAACGCCAAGCACCCTGCAACCGTAAGCTCTCCGGGCGTACCTGCTGTTGATACCGTCCCTGGGCATAAGCCGACCGAGTATTCTGATGCCAAATTAGTTTCCGCCGCCAGGGCTTGTCGCCAGCCCATCCCCTGCGTGCGATCGCTTTGTCGAAATTCTTTAGAAATTGCCGAAACGAACTACCCTCGGGCTTGGCAAGCTCCTCTTGCAGAAGTTCTCTTACCTCTTTTAAGAATTGTAAATTGGTTACGCCTGCAATCGCGAAAGAAAAACCATATTCCTCTTGATTCAGATCGCGCCAAGCTTGGGTGGGTACTTCTGTTTTCCCTCTAAAGAAGTTCGCCCACTCGTTGGGTTGATTGATAATACTTCTTGGAATCGCCATAAAAAGCCAAATACCATCAATTCTATTGTAATTTTCCCTATCAATTCCCGGGTTAAGGAGCTAGAATAGAGATAGAGGTGGATCGTTTATGTCCAAATCAGAAAATTTCAATAAAGAACTGCACATAACGATACCAACTAGGTTGTGGTATCGGTTGGAAAAATTCGCCCAAGAGTATTCCCTTGTGGTTTCTTCTCTCGTAAGGGAAGCCCTATACGAGTGGGTGATCCGCCGGGAGAATCCCTTGCAAAATATCTACTGGGAAAAAGAAGGGCTGCAAAAGGAAGTATCTTCCCTGCATTCCCAACTAGAAGGTCTATCAAGGGAAAACAGGCAACTGAACAGAAAAGTACAAGAACTCGAAATCAAACTTAAAGAGGAAAAGTAAAATGGCTAAATGGAAAAATTTTTTGATAGCTGCAAGCGTGGCACTGACCCCCTTGTTGGCGACCTGTTATAGCAACACGTCATCATCGAACGTGAATGCGGAGAAGCAGGAAAAGCAAGAAAAGTATCGATACGAATTAGATGGCAGAGTTGTAACAATTAACGTATGCCAAACCACGTTAACAGCTTCAATGTACGAACGAATCAAAACCCTATCGATTGAAAACTTAGAAACAGGGACTACGATACAAGAAGCCGAAGCAATAACGGGGTGCGACTTCCAAAAAGTCAAGACGGTAGAAAAGGATCAGCACATTTACCAAGCGATAAACACCAACCAAAAAGGGAAAGTAACCCGTCAGATAATTTTAGGAGGGGTTTACTACGAAGAGGACAGAAGGACTTACACGGTGCGGAAAACACAAAGGGGGTTATATTAAGGTAAAGCGAATCAATGAGGGGGAAAGGAGGCATTATCTTATAACCGACACGCGAGGGAACAACGTTGGGAGATACCCTAGCGTATCGGCAATTCTGAGCGCTGCTCTCCCTTCCCCTTTCAATAATCGAAACCCACAAAATAAATGCGATCGCGAAAGTAGATTGGCGCGTGGCATCGAAATACATAGGGCAATCCAAGCAAAACTAGAGGGGAGACATCCAAAACTTACCCTGGCTAACAGCCCCTATTATTACGCCGCGCTTCCCTACCTAGAGAAGGTAGAGGCGATCGCACTATTGGAAAGTAGCGTATTTCATCCAGAACACGGCTTCGCAGGTACACCCGACTTGGTTGCCAAAATCCAAGGTGAGGAGTGGTGTTTATTAGATTGGAAAACCACCCAGAAGCCGCGCACCAAGTACCAAATGCAACGCGATTTCCACCAAGCAGCAGCCTACCTGGGCGCTTGTAATTGGCTCTATGGGTGGAAACTAGGTAAAGCAAAGATAATCACCCTGCTACCCTCTAAAGAATCCCAAGTTTGGGAGGTAGAGGGGAAAGACCTGAAACGGTACTGGCAGGGGTTCCTGCAGCACGCGCACGAGTACCACCAAGCCCTAGAACTAGCAAAATAAAAAGCCCCCTCAGTGGAAGCTGAGGGGGCTTTTTACTGGGGTCTGCAATTAATTAGAACTCATCCTCGGCATCAATGGGGCAACAGCTCCCATCCAAACCGGATTCAAAGTCACGAATAAAACGGATGTGAAAACAATGTCCGTGATCCTTGTAGCGATCGCAGCTGCAGTTGTGGGTATCCCCAGTGCTGTATACCCTGACGCGATCGCGGCGAGGTGTAGTGATGTTTCCGACTAGATAAACGTCACGGTCTGGTTCGATCGCTTGTTTTTTGAGAATTTGTAGCATAATTGCCTCCTGTCGGTTTACTCTTGTTGGGCAGTTTAACGACTTGCCCAGGTCGTGGTTTCAACTGAAAATTAACCGAAAAACTTTTCTACTTTCTCTTCGGCATCTTCCATGGAAGACATGTATATATACTTCCCATTTGCTAATTCGACCCAATTACTGTTGGATTTAACCAACATGTTAAGGTCTGAAGGGTAAACACGGATCCCCTCTTTAAGGTTTAAGGGGTTCTGCCCTTGGAAGTCAATTACTACCTTGTCTACATTTATTCCCTTTTTAATCAATTCTTTATGGGCTACTTTGAAAATCATCCCCGACTGGAAAACAATTTCTTCCAATCTTTGGGTAGCTAAAAGAGCATTTTCTAACCCTTCTACCTTATTGATAATTCCAGAAGTGTCTAGTCTTGCAAGGTAGCCAGTCTCGGGCAGTTCTACCTCTTCTTCAAACGGTATTTTCCACACTGTTTTTGGTGTTTGACCTTGGAGGGCATTTTCTTTAAATGGGATATACACTTTCCCCTGAAGGGAAATCCCCATAACCTGAGTTTCTATGGGTTTTACTTTTTGGTAATTACCCAGGTTCTCTTCTAAGGAATCCTCATGATTTTCAAAGGGATCGCTATGGTAACTTTTGTATGCGGGCATGGCTTTTGCCTCCGGTTGCTTTCCTTTTGAAGAACTATTTTTATAGTGGCATACCCTACTGTTAACTGTCAATGGGTTTCCAGAATTTATTTCAAATACCTTAACACCAGGGATTTGCTGTGGTCGATTAAGGGCAGCACGCAAAAATGTACTAACTCTATGGTCAGTTAGGGAGCTGAAATATGGTTACGGCATCTCAGCGATTATGGGTCTTTACCCCCTCGTAAACTATCAATCGCTGAAACCCTTACTGTGCCTGGGTTTAAGGTGGGTAACCGACCCCCGCATTCTACCCTCTATCGATCTTGCCCCTAACCGATGAGAGAAGTATTTCTTGTAACACAACATACATTAACCAGACAAAACGAGGCTCAAACCCAGTCGTACAGGAGATTACAGCAAATATTACAGCGTTTATTACCCTATATAGTAATACTGTAATAAACGCTGTAATCTGCATGGTTGAGGGAATACAGCGATCCGATAAAAGCCCGGTATAATAAAAGGCGTAATAAAGCCAAAATTCCCTGTACGTATGGATTTAAAAGGAATTTGGGTCAGTTCTGTCGGTTCCGACCCGTAATAAAATTTTTATTACAGTCCTATAATATTCCCAGAATCTCCACACAGAGCGAATTTTGGAGATTTTTACCTTGAGAGCTAACCAGCGTGGTAGAATTATGGATAGAAAACATCCATAGAGGTAAAGCCATGGAGATAGAAAAGAAAGTACTTCAATCGGTGTTGAAGAGGGTAAAACCTTCAATTCCTAATAAACCCCAACACCCAACCCTAGGGTGCGTCCACCTATTAAAAGAAGAGGATTCCTTAACCCTCAAAGGGTACAATCTACAACTTGGGGTAGAGATTTCTACTCACCTCGACAAAGAACTAATCGAAGAAAAACTAGATCTGGCAGTCCCCCACGCATTGCTTACAAGGGCAATAGCATCGTTCCCCGACGATGCTATTAACCTGTATCACGAGCAGGGTAGCGAGAACGAATTCTCTCTAGAGATTAACGATTCATGGATCCGTGGAATGAACCCAGACGAACTACCAAAGATCCCCAATTTGGTAGACAATTCCCCCATTTTCGAGGGTAATTTTTCCCGCTGGGCGGCTCTGTTTGGTGCTATCGGATATGCCGCCTCAACAGATCCCATCAAAGACGTATTACAGGGGATTTATCTTGAAGGAGGTAGCAAAGTAGAAGCAGCTGCAACGGATGGACATCGATTGGCTATATTCCGGGATTGGGACTTGCTAGGGGAAGCGGGGGCAGAGTTAATCCTCCCCTCTTGCCTAGTATATTCCTTCCACGTAACAATGAATAACGAAGAGGAAGAAAATATTGGGATACGCTCGGAAGGGCAGAATGTGGAAATATCTGGGGAAAGTGGCAGGGTGTTCGCTACCACCTACGAACGCCAGTACCCAGCATACAAGCAGCTACTTCCCGATTCTTTCACCCACGAGGTAGTACTAGATGTGGAGCAATCCCAGGCTGTAATTAACTTCGTCGCCACCTTCTCGAAGAAGAAGAATGGGGTTGTACAAATTCACTTCCAAGGCGATAAAGCCCTGGTAACAGCAGAAGGGGAAGGAGGGAAAGGGGAATACTTCCTAGAGATCCAATCCCCCGACGATACCCCCAGCGATCTCAAGATTGCCTTCAATGCCTCATATCTTCAGGACGCGCTAAAAGCTTTTGAGAAGATGGAAGAGAGCCAGGTGGTTTTAAAAATAAATGATCCAACAAGCCCTGCTGTTTTAGGGCTTACATCCGGCATGGATCGTGATTGGGATATGGAACACCTGATAATGCCCGTAGCCTTGGATGCAGATAAATTATAATTGATGGTTGACAGTCTCTAGAGAGCGTGCCATAATAAAAATATAGAGCAAAGGAGGAAACAAATTGCGCACCTTGTACTACAAATACTACACCGAAGAATATGAACAACCCTTTCCCCTGGTGGTTAAGGAACATGAAAACTCCAACCTAGAAGCTGAGCGTATTGACCCCACTGCCCACGGGGTTAGTCCCATCACCAGGAAACAATTCTTAGAGTTGATAGAAAGCGAAAAAAGCGAACAACATTAAACCAAACACTAAAGAACCCCGTGCCTAGGCACGGGGTTCTTTAGTAGGTAAGAGCAAACCGGAGGCAAGAAAAGCAGCGAACGAATAATCGTCGGATACGCGTTGCGTTACCGCCCAACCTTACGTAGCTACCTCTATTTTAATGCATCCACCTCCTTTTTGACAACAACTAAAATAGGCATTTATCCGAATCGCAAGCAGCCGGTCCTTCCTCACCAAACGCTGCGGAATCGTAACGGCTCAATGCGTCGTGGAAGTTGTCGTTTTGGCAACGTTGTTCGGCGGCGCGTACCAACTCTTCGTAGGTAGATCGTTCGATGGGTTCAAAAGGCAACCGGGGAAAGCTCTGGTGAGCGTCAAAACGTGCCAACAAGGCAGCGGAAATGTAGCCTTCGTCGTTTTGAATGGCTTCATAAATGGCGTTGCCCAGGTCTTCGA